GATAATTATAAAGTTATTTTCCACCAAAAGCGCCAGAATAAATGCTTATGTGGGTAATTATAAATCATAATATTATGACGATATTCACAATTTGAATATGTTAAACGACCAATAGTAAAAACTTTCATTTTAATTTCCCATTTCTTCTTCAATTTCTTCATTAGCACGTTCTAAACGATTAATTTGAGCTATATTACAATCAATACGAGATTGACGTTCGCTCATATAAAATTCTGCCCACTTTTGATGATCGGCTTTAAACAGTACAACAAAAGAATTAAGGTCCATAGTTCTTAGAACTTTATCACCAATACATAAATTAATTTTATCTACACCATTAATCATATTACTTTTAGTTGTAAAATCTTTAATTTGGTACATAATTCTCTCCTTCTCTAAGTCTGATAATTATAAAATTATGCGGCAATCTTATAATTATCAAACCGCTTGTTCTTGTGCTTAACTGCACCACTCTTTGCCGCTTTCTTGCGATCCTTCATCACTACACTCTTGTTAGCAACCTTTAGATTCTTTGCTACTGCATTCAGCGCCATGACTACATTCTTCGGTGATCGTGCATTCTTTGTCTTCATCAAATGTACTGCTTTCATTTCATACTCTCCTTAACTCATTAACTATACTAATTATATAATAATACTCCTTGCTTGTCAAGAACTATTTACTATTTAATAGTAAAAAAAGCCCCTTAACGCGAATTAAGAGGCTTTAAATATAAACTATGCTGTTTATTTATCCTTACGCTGCTGGCGACCAATAAAATGTATTTTTCGTTGTAAATGCTTTATCAGTTTTTACCCAGTTTTTACCATCTAACTTATATACAATATTCGCTTCTATGCGTACAGCGTTCTTAAATTTTACTGACGAAAAACTACTACCATTTACAAACATCGGACAATTCTCATTTCGCCAAATATACAACTTACCTTCTTTATAATAGACACAAGCAAATGAACCATCTACATCACCCAACTTATCTAACCCACTGGAAATATACTTATGCAAACACGCAGTGTCCCATTTATCATGATAATTCCATTTCCTCATTTGTGTCTCTTTGATAATACCATTGTGCCATAACAACGTACCATCAATCACTGACGGATGCACTGATGCAATTGATCGTGCATTAGTTGTAGGCGACTGCACATGACCAATATACAAATTACCTGTATCAAGTTCTTGTGACTTAAATTTACCTAAACTCTTCTCAATTACATCTAGCACTTCACCATCGTATGTAGCAGTAGAAAACGAATGTTGCCCACGATGTGAATTTAAGTTCGCTAACTCGTTAAACTCTGCTACATTATAACTACCAAAAATACTACACATTCCAAGGAATCTGTATTTGGTATTCAATAGGATCTGCAATAGACCTATCCATGAATGCTTTGATACGTTCTGCACAACTAGGACATACACCACATGACTTACCATCAATATCAGGATCGTAACATGTCAATGTATACTCGTATAAATGTACTAAGTCAAGTTCCTCTAATAATGCAATCTCTTCATCTTTGGTCAATGTATTAAATGGTGCTACCAATTGTACAGGACAATTACGATTCATACTCATTACATTATTCAATGCGTCTGCAAAACTAGGCGTAGTATCCCAATAACCATATGCATCAGTTGCTTGAATACCAGCAAATACATATTCTGCACCCATCGCTTCTGCATATGCAGCAGTCAATGAAAATAAGATCATATTACGATATGGCACATATGTCGAAGGCTGTGGTTCACCTAATACATCTTGAATAGTCGGCATTACTACATCAGTGCCCGCAATGTTTGCACTCATAGGTTTTGCAATTTCACCTAGAATAGAAAGATCAAACAATTGACGATGAACACCAAGTTTCTCACATAACTGTGCTGCGCGATCTAATTCTACTCGCTGCTTTTGTCCGTAATCATAACCAACTGAGAATACATTTTCAGCGCCGTATTTGTGTGCAGCAATAATAACAGCAGTTGAACTATCAAGTCCACCACTGTGTGTAATAACGACTTTGTCCGTATCAGGTAATGTATTCAGTACTTCGTTTAATTTCATAAATGCCTCTTAATTGTTAAATCATTATACTATGATTATGCGTGTTTGTCAATCCCTAATATGCCATGCTGATGACGATAACGCGGTAGATAATTTCGTTCGCTGGGCACGATCTGTTATACCCAAATCATATTGACCATAATCTCTTGCTGTATCAACTGCGGATTTGGCGGTTCTCAATTCCCAGCCAAATACCATGCGAAGTGCCTTGATTGAAGAAATATAAGTATCTTCGTCACCTCGCGTATTATCATATTTTAATGTCGCATGTTTTGTACTGTCTCCAGAGAACATAGTCATTAACATAGATCCTCGTATAGATGGATCTAATGCGTCAAACATCGACAATGCTTGATCGCCACCAAACTCGTCACCAAGTTCAGTCTTGCAAGATGCATAAAATGATTGTACTGCATCCATCAACGTATCAGAAATTATCATTAGTGTGTTCCATATTAATTAAGATATAAACCATGTAGGCATTGAACGACCTGTCCATGTCATTTTAAATCTAGATTGCTTAGTCATATAGTACTCGCGATACGATCTAACCGCATCGCCAGGATGTATACATTCTGGATTAGATTGCATCGCAAGCCTGAATTCAGTCTTTGATTTGCTTACGATATTGGTAGGAATTGATTTAAGTACTGTACGTAGTTTAGTATCTGATGCATGTACTTTTCCATAGCGATGCGTGTATTCGTCACATAATGCAATGAAATGAGCATAATGCCATTGATAGTTGCTGTCCGATTCAAGTGTCCACTCAGTACACGGATGATACATATGTACCGCTTTATACAATACATCGTCATGGATGGGATGTGACCATTTCTTTACCATGCGCTTGCCAGAATTAGATGGGGCTGTGTACAACTTACCATCTAACATACGATGAACTGTAGACAACATCTGTGCTGACTCTAAAATCATTTTGACTACATGCTTATCACATTGTAGTTGGGCTGCCTTGGTAGGGTCGTTATCAAGTATGAATAAATTCATTAGTGTAGCGCCTTCATGCGAAACTGATTTATACAGTCTTGTAATAAATCGAACGCTTCTTCTTCTGCGTCATGTGAAAATTCTAACGGAGAATCGATGTGCAAATCAGCAGACACGAAATTCCAGTTAATAGAATTGTCTTCATATCGATTTTCTCCATCATTCAAATAACCATTATCAATGACCATCTTTGCAATTTGTACAGCATTCATAATCTTTCTCGCTTGACTTTATTAATTTACTTAAATATTATACAACAATAAGTATTGCTTGTCAAACGTTTATTTGAATTAATGTTTTATTTTCTTAAAAATATTCTTACTTTATTATATCTATCTTCGTTGAATTCAAGACTAAATTTTTCACATAACAATTTAAAATTATCTATATCAAGTAAGTCGTCAATCGTATCTATTACGAAATCATTCGAATTTACATTCGTTTCATAATTTTTTAATGTGTTTGCTAGCATATTTTCCGCCTCATCGATAGTGTACAACTCGCTAATGAGTTTTTTTGTTTTACCAACTCTAAAATTCCATGATGTACTCATGAATCTTTCAAAATCCGTGTCTAATACAACTAGGTGCTGTCCTTTAAAATAATTTCTTGATTTATCTAAGTCACTATGTGTCACGTATATCATAAACTGTCCATCATTACATCTATCAAATGATAATTCTGGTCTTTCTGGTAATCCACTACGCGTTGCATAATCCAATACAGGAGGAATAGTTGTTGAGTCTGCAAATCTTCTATCAAAATGAAATCCACTAAGTTCTGAATTTAATATTCCATTGCATGGGTCCCATGGATTACTTCCGTTGTCCTTGTGGTTGTACCATACGACATTAGAACAACTTGCAATTAGTCTGCCAATTTGATGACCTTTCGATGCCATATTCACATTGATTACGATAATTGGGTTCATGTGGTTCTCTGTTTGTGTGTAATATTACGACTGATATTAAATATCAGTCGCCATTATTAATTATCTTGTTGACGAGCATGTGCGTATGAATTGTATGCAATATATGATCAGGGTGTGCTTTTAAACGACTTGCCATACTATTTCTTCCGACTTTAAGATACAGTCCCCAAAATTCATGCGACACTTGGAATATTTGCTCTGGACGCTTGTATTTGGTTAGTTGTGTGACCATATCTCCTACCATATCGATGCTTAGATCGCCGCTATATACCAATCCATGTCTGTCGTAGTCGTTCAATCCGTTCATGGGAAATACGTATACCTGATCAGTAGTGGTCGCTTCTGCTATAGATAACTCTCGTATGTAAGTTTCAACTTCCCAAGGATAGATCTTCCCTCCTCCAAACGATATAAATTCTTCACTCGTGCGTCCGGTATATCTATATTTTCCATCTTTTTCTTCAAATACATCATTATCAGAATGCCATTCAGTTCCTCGACACGACCAAATTACACCGCTGTCTGTTAATCTCATTTTCAAGTTTGTGTCCGTGAATGGAGTAAACCAATCACCACGAGTAGCACCCTCTTTGATTACATTACAAAGCATAACGCCTGTACCTACAGTCCCGAACCAGTCGCATATTGTATGGGGTTTCATTGTTCGTTGTATACTTTCAACTAAATCGCTCGATACTACACCACCAGAGATATCAATGTAATCTATTGGAGAATCATATTCAAATTCGCATAGTCGATGAGCTTGACTCGGATAGACAGACATCATATTTGCCTTGTATTTCGCATGTGCGGCAGGAACTTCTTTATCAGTCTGTACCCAATGAAAGGATCCTCCAGTTAATAAGCATTTGGTTACTATCTGAGGCGTCCATGCTACGTCCCATGATGAACTACATACTGTTACAAGTTGTGTATACTCGTCGCCAAGCATATTATTTGCTAAAATAATTTCATCTATTATTGCGGCACCTCGTTCGTAGTCAGTCTGGTATGTATATCTGCCGGGTACCATTGAATACAGATCGCCGTCTGTTCTAGTGGTACCACTACTAAAATATACAGATTTCTCTCCTGTATGTGATTTAGTAATATTTTTCAGATCTGCGCATATATCGATAGTACCATCGACCCATAACACAGCACTACAATTAGCTGATCGTCGCTTTATATCAATTTCCCTATTACTCTGTAAACTTGTTGTATTAGCCGGACTAGCATCCAGATACATCGCAGCCCATGCTAGTACCACAGAGGATATCATATCTGATTCCTCTGCGATTACCAAGACGCGATGTTTATCGGTGATACCAGCATCTGCTAGATTAGACGCAACTTCTTTCATCCTCTTATTAAATTCAGCATATGTGATTTCATTGCCGTTAGCAGATAATGCAATAGCATCGTCATTTCGTAAAGTGTGAGTTGGATTATTCGCATATAAATCCGCATAATATTCTTTCATGTCTTGTTCCTTGTAAATTGGTTGATTGTGTTGTAATATCTTTATTTAGTTATCACTTTTCAATGTCATATTCACATTGATTACAATAATTGGATTACTCATTAGAATTCAATGGAAACTCTAACAGAAATATAATCACCAACCTTGAATAGTTTATTCGTTTTGAATGATAACTTCATTTTGTTATATTCAGCAACAACTACACTACCATCATATTGCTTGATAGTTTCTGTAGTGTAACTAGTGTTACATTGACGTTGATTCTGATAACCAATAATCTTATTAGACGACTTCTTCTTCGCAATATCTGCACCAGCAATTGCACCAAGCAATGTCGCTGCATCTTTGCCTTTACCACCACCAACGCTGTTACCTATCAGACCTCCAAAAATCGCGCCTGCGAGGACATCGGCTGTACTTGCATCATTCGTCTCCCCATAGATAGGCACATTAACATTTGTACATACTTCTACGGGTTTTTGTACAATGACATTACTGTATACTGTCTGTATAGATTTTACCACTGCGGTCTGCATATATGTCTCTGCCGACGCTACTGTAGTCACCACGGTGGATAATAGTAATACACCACCTAATACGATTGCTCTTTTATAATTTTTCATTATTGTTCTCCCAGTTTATTAATATGCTGTAATACATCAACGCCAAGTACGCCTGACTTTATCTTCAATTTGCCTTTTTTGTTTAATTTGCTGACATAACGGCGGTCTGTAAGTGATTTATATTCTTCAATTATTTCATCATATTTAGCATAATCATAGTCTTCCATATATTAATCCCCTACCTACATCAACTCTGGGAACATATCCCCAACATAGGTTCGTACTCTTGCTTCTACTAGTGCATCAATGTCAATAAGACTCTCTTTAGGTCGATGGATTCCATCACTCTCGACTGCAAATTTCGCTACTTGTAATAATTGTCGCTTGTTGAGACTAGTCACCATATACGGTCGCACAGTTCCCGATTGTACCGCACTTAGAATATAATCTGCTACATCGGTGATATCCATTGGTACTACAATTTTCGTATTGATTCGCTTAATTCCATCTTCGTATAATTCAGCTCGCATATATGTTACTTCCTATAGTTGTTGTTCAAATTTAATAATTTCTGGCATTAGTGCCGATTTGGTTTTTGCAGTTAATACAGTTCCATCTGGTTTATAGGTAGCAGTCCATGAACTGCCACTTTTAACAATAATCCAGTCTAATCTTGATGTCTTCAATTGATTTCTCCTATGGGCGATTTGCTAGCATGATATCACGAACGTATTCACGATCCATTGAATCGCCATCAAAATCCATATCAGGAAACTTAGATAGACGCATTCCTAGCGCCAACAGAATATCGTCACGTGTAGCACCGAAATCGTAGATTCCGCCTTTACCGTAAAAATCAAGAAGGTATGAGATAAATGTTTCAGTTTTGTTGTTCATAATAGTTGCTCGCTTTGATTAACTTACTTAACTATTATAGCGTGAAGAGCCTTACTTGTCAAGGCTTTTTATGAATGTTTTTTATTTAATTTGCGAACACATCAGTCGACGCTGATATGATTGTTGCAGTATACGGTCCGTTACCTACTGAATCACCGATTCTTGCTACTGCTGGGTTATCACCAATGACATCACCGCTAGCAGACGTAATCACACTAGTGTGACCACAATCCGCTGTAACAGTATCGCCCAATCTTGCACAAGGCTTGTCATTGACAACAATTGTCGACGAACCAGAAGTAATTGTACCTCCGGTCGTTATAGTGGTTAAATGCGCAGTACAAGTGCCGAATGTACGATCTCCTACTCTCGCTACGCCCTTAGCCATATTATGCGCCTGCCATCACAATACCAGAAGTTTTCTCGCTATACATCTTAGCAGTTTCTTCTTCTGTTTTAACGATACAAATAACACCGTTAAGTCTCATTGTGTATTTTGCGTCAATCGACGAGGTAAACATGAATGGAGCCATTCCCATTCCACCATCTGTTGCAATCAACATCGTAGGCTTAGATAAAACCAATGTATCAGTAGTCTCTTTATCAAGACGTGCTACCATTTCTTCACCGCTGGCTAGTTTAATACTGATGACATCGCCATCTCTGTAAGGTACTTCTATTAACATTCTTCACTTCCTTTAAGGTATTGGGCTAATTGATCATATCCGCCAATGACGGTTCCATCAATTACTATTTGTGGTACAGTGCGTGCAAGTGGTGCAATTGCTAATAATTGCTCACGTGTTACATCAATACCGATCTTCTTTTCTACAAACTCCATATGCTGAGTTTCAAGCAATACTTTCGCTTTAGTGCAAAATGCACAATTATCTTTTGAATAAACTTCTACCATACTTTCTTCTCCATAATTGTTATTTTATTATAATGACATACCCGTAAAGGTATCTTTAGTAACGTCCGATGTTACACCGCCTATAATATATGACGATAGTTGTACTTCTTGTGGTGCCACTTGTACTTCTGCACCAGCAATCCATTTTTGTGTCCAAGGTAGTGGGTTTGCTTGCGGTACTTTATATGGACAAGATAATCCCACTGCCACCATTCGCTTACACCCAATCCATTCTACATATTCACCCAATAGTTGAGCATTTAACCCAATCATTGAACCATCTTTAAATAGATATTCTGCCCATTGCTTCTCTTGTTCAATTGCATCTACAAACATCTGAATACATTCTTCTTCAGTTTCTTTTGCGATCTTAATATAATCTGGGTCGTCTTTTGGTAAGATCTTTAATAATGATTGTGTGAACGCTAAATGTAGATTCTCATCACGCGCAATAAACTTGATAATTTTTGCATTACCTTCCATCTTTTTAAGTTCTGCAAACGCCCAACTACATGCAAACGATACATAGAAGCGAACACCTTCTAGTATGTTTACACCCATTACTGCCTTGTATAACGACTTCTTTAACTCGTACAGGTCAACAGTGATTTCTCTGCCATTAACCTTATGTACGCCTTCGCCTAGTAAATTGTACCAAGCGGCTTGATCAATTAGAGCATCATAATTTACCGAAATGGCAGATGCACAATCAACGATTTCTTTAATGTCTAAGATTTCATCAAAGATAATAGACGGATCAGAATATATATTACGAATAATATGCGTATATGATTTACTATGTATCGTCTCGTTAAACGTCCATGTTTGAATCCATGTTTCTAATTCTGGTAGACTAACGATAGAACCGAATGCTTCACTAGGTGCACGACCTTGTACACTATCTAAAAGGATTTGACGCTTTAGATTAGATGTGAATATATGCTGTTCATTTGCAGTTAATTGCTTGAAATCATTAGAATCTTTTGTAACATCAACTTCATCAGGGATCCAAAAGAATCCCAATTGCTTTTCGGTTAATTTATCAAATTGCTTGTATTTGAGAACATCGTACCGTTGTAAACTTACTCTCCCACCTGGATCAAGAAATGCTAATGATTTCGTGTAATCCGCTTTTTTTGTTATATTAAAAATGCTCATATCTATATTTATATTCCGTTATATCGTGCAACTATCGCAGTCGTCGTCTATCTCACTTAGATCCGCTTGTGCTAAAGGATCTGCATTCATTTTATTAATATCAACCTCACCCTGTCCATCATATGTATTAAAGTAATAAAGATTCTTACCACCATAACGGTAGAACATTAACAAGTGCTTCATCATGACACTCATCGGAATCTTTTCATCTTCAAAATATATAGGATTGTAACTAGTATTTACACTGATCGCTTGATCAATATATTTCTGTAATATCGATACAATCTTTAAATAACCTTCTGGTGACTGTTGATCCCATAATAATTCATACTTATTCTTTAATCGATGTATGCCAGGAACTACTTGCTTTAATACACCATGCTTTGATTGCTTAATACTTACCAAAGATCGTGGTGGTTCAATTCCATTCGTACTGTTACTTATCTGTGCCGATGTCTCTGCTGGCATCAATGCCATCAATGTACTATTGCGAATACCAGTTTCTTTTATTTGCGCTCGTAACGCATCCCATGGCATACGCTCTTTGTGTGCTACCAATTCGTCTACTTCTTTTTTACGAGTATCTATTGGCAAAATACCATCGCTATATTTAGTTTCATTGAATCCTGGACACTGTCCTTGTTCAATCGCTAAATCGGCTGATGCTTTAATCAAGTAGTATGACCATGCTTCTGTCCATTCGTCTACTAATTCAAGATCAGGATCTGTGTAATTGGTGTCATGCTTTGCAAGCCAATATGCGAAGTTGATAATACCAACTCCAAGCGGTCGACGCTTTTGTGTTCCTAATTCTGCTGCTAGTACTGGGTAATTCTGATAACTCAATAATGCATCAAGTCCTCGTACTGCCAATTCACACGGCTTCTGAAAATCTGCTAATGATTTGATATTACCCCAATTTATTGCTGATAATGTACAAGTAGCAACTTCTCCATCACCTTTAAATATATCTGTCATAGGAGAGGTAGGTAATGTAATCTCTGCACATAAATTACTCTGACGAACAGGTGCTAATTCTTGCTTGAATGAACTATGCTCATTTACATTGTCTACATTCATCAAATAGATTCGACCAGTATTCTTTCGCTCTTGCATAAAGATAGAAAATAATTCAATTGCAGTAATTACCTTCTTGCGAATTTTTGAATTACGTTCAGCCTTCTCGTACAATTCTTTAAATTTTTCTTGATCTTCGAAGTATGAATCATATAATCCAGGGACATCACTAGGACTGAATAATGTAATGTTGCCACCAGTAATCAAACGTTCGTACATAAGTTTATTAACTTGTACCCCGTAATCCAAATGCCTTACTCGATTATCTTCAGTACCTTTGTTGTTCTTTAACACCAACATGTCTTCTACTTCTAGATGCCATAATGGATAGTACAATGTCGCTGCTCCGCCGCGTACGCCGCCCTGTGAACAGCTTTTAACTGATGATTGAAACATCTTATAGAATGGGATAACACCTGTGTGTGCTGCGTCTCCATTTCGAATAGGAGAGTTGATCGCACGAATGCGCCCTGCGCCAATTCCAATGCCTGCCTTTTGAGATACATACTTTACAACGGCGTTTGCTGTTGCATTAATACTATCTAGACTATCATCTGATTCAATTAGTACACATGAACTGAACTGACGTACATTAGTGCGAACACCAGCCATAACAGGCGTAGGAAGTGAAATATCAAATGTACTGATTGCATCATAGTAATCTTTAACCCATTTCATGCGATTATTCGTATAACTACCAAATAATGTCGCTGCAATCATCATGTATGCGATTTGAGGAGTTTCAAAGAGTTGACCTGTCACTCGATTTTGCACTAAGTATTTGCCACGGAATTGTTCCATGCCTACATATGCGATATCTTCGTCACGATAATGCTTGATGTAATTGTTTAGTTGGTCAATCTCGTCTGACGAATATAATGAAAGAATTTCATCATCATAATACCCACGTTCAATATTATCTTCTATAACATTAATCAAGTGTGCAGGTTTAAAGTCATTGTACACTTGCTTGCGCAAATGATAATTGATTAATCGTCCTGCTACCCATTGATAGTTTGGTGTTTCTTCGGTGATTAAATCTGCTGCTGCTTTAATTAATGTTTCTTGAATTTCGTTAGTTGTGATTCCGTTAAAAAACTGAATACTACTTTTGATTTCCACTTCCGACGGACTAACACCTGCAATATCGTTGCAAGCATAAAACACAACCTTGTGTAATTTATCCAAGTCAAGTGGTTCTCTAGCGCCGTTGCGCTTTTGTACCATGATTTCCTTCATTTATATCCTTACCCGTTTGGTTTCAATATTACTATTATTTTACTAAGTCGTCTGAATACCATGTATTCAAAATTTCACATTTATCTAATACGGACACTTTATCTACTATACCATAATTATGATTTAGTATATATTCGTCGTTTAACCGTATTACTAGTCCCACTCGCGATTTTCCTGCATCCTGTACTAATAGTATATCACAAGACCAATCACATAACTCTAGTGTGTATGCCATTCCAAGCGCAATCACATTTTCATCATATAGACCATTCCATAATAAATCCCAAGGGTTGGGCCATTCTTCTGAATTGTATGGGTCTATTACTCTATTAGACAGTGGTGCTAAACGCCACCAATCTACTAGAGTTTGTAAAAATTCTTCATTAGATGTATCATCTAACTTGTTCAACTCGGTACGAAATGCTTTCCACTCCGTGAGTCTTTCTTTTGGCATTAATTGCCATATTGTATTTACACTCATACTTATACTGTCGCTTTGAAGTTGTCAGTTAACCATGATAAGTTTGCAATTTCAGTATCAGTTGTAGTATATTGAAGTGTATATATACCATTATCAATGATACCAGTGAATGCGTGATCTAATAAATTACCTACAGTAGTTGCATCAGTTGTGTAATTATCTGAAATTGTGCTTGCGTTGTTTGCTGCATTAACTGCAATACTCAATACACCTTTACGAATATGTCCTACGGCATTCCGCAATGAATATCGTATGTCTACGTTATCATATCTAGTTACATCAAATGAGATAGTAGCAATATTCGCATCGGTTGCTGGACCAGTAATGCCCACAAGACCAGGAATATCTAAGCCTACGTCTGGTTCAAATAGAAAGATTTCTGAATTATGATATAATTGAATATTACCTGTTCCGACAGGTGGTGCAACTGTAAACGTAACTAGAAAATTATTTGTGGTGTAATTAGTTGTCTCCACACCATCTACATATATTTTGTATGAAGTACCATGCGCCTCATCTAAATCAACACCAAAATCGTGTCCGACTGTCGAGCCGTCACCATTAAGAGATGATACTGTATTACCAATGAATAATCGTTTTGCATCTAATGCATATCCTAATTCACCAGCCAGTAATATAGGAAGATCTGCTAGATTTCCTTTTCGTTGTTGCTGTAATTTTGTTTCAGTTGTCATTGTATTAACCTTTTTTAGTATATGTATTTATTAAAATACGATCGCCAAATCATAAGAAATTGTAGTATTCTTCCAATCTTTTTGCCCATTTGAGTTCCCATTCTGCGAACTCACCAATCTGCATTTCAAACAATTGCCATTGACCTTCTCTGCTACACATGAAGATAGCAACGTCTTTTATGTCAGTTCCATACATTTCATTGTGTGCCAACGCATACGCAGTACATTGTAGAAAATAATCACCAATCCATTCACGTCTCTTAGGCTTATTAGTCTGCTTAAAATCCATTACAGTAGGCTTACCTTTCCACACGCCTAATAAATCTGCTGATCCTGCATATAATTGGGGATAGCATAGACTAACTTCTGCTCCCCATACTTCATCCAGTTCAGCATCAATATTCTTGATTACAACATCAGCCATCATACGAGATTGAAGTAATGTTTTACCAGTTTCTTCATTACCCACGTATTCTTCATTTTTAACATATGATTCTAGCATAGCGTGCATCTGAGTGCCCACCATTGATGCTTCAGTCACTATTTGTTGGGCGGCTTCATCACCTACACGTTTTTTCCAATCAGATAACATCTTTCGATCGCGTGCTGGTTTTGTTGCAGACAAGACTGTAGTGACACTGGGGACAGGTTCACCATAGGGGTTCTTATATAAACGTTGACCGTTTACAGAAGTTCGGATTAATTCGCTATAAGCGTAAGGGGTTTTAATATTTACCATAGAGATATTATACTATCATAATACCCCTATGTCAAGTGTTATTTACTGATTACCAGTAAATATACCACGAAAATGTGTTACTTGTTACCGTATTTGTGATACGCTCGATCTTATAACCGAGGTTGCTGAAATGCTTGATGACTGAATCCATATCTGAGTATGTTGCGCGATTCGTTTCAGTACCTTGCCATACATTAAAGTAACTAACACTTGATGGATTAGTTGCTGTTGACGTACCTGCTGCTAATCCCAAACTAGTATTGGCAGTACCTGCACCAATTGTATATTGCCAATCGGTAGTACCAGAAACAGTTATCTTTAATCGCAGTTGATCGCTTTCTTTATATGCAAGAACATTTGGAATTGCTGCATCATTTATGTCTGCAATTACCGCATTCAGACTTGTACCAGTTGTACCTAATACAACAGTTACTCCCTCAATGATGACAGTAGTAGAATTAACAATTGTGGGAGTCGTAACTGTTCCCGACACAACTACATCTGGTGTAGATTCTGTCATAACTGTCCCATCAGACACAGTTGTTTCATATAGCCCAGAAACCGAATCTGCAATAATTGCTTTCATTATTGATTCAGTCTCATTGAAGATAGTTAAATCTTGATTGCTGTTTGCTCTTGCCTGGGATGCATTTAATCCTACACTCATGTTATATGTCCTTTTTAACTTGCTTTCTTGCCATTTTATCTATGTGCTTGTCTTGTTGATCTTTACTTGGTTCGGATGATGTTTTACCATCTCTGCCAAAGAATACAACATCATCTTTGATATTATCAATTATAGGAATGGTATCCAATAAATCAAACAATACTGAATGATCGATCTCATTCCCCATATTGGCAAGAGATTTTGCCAATGTGTCGATACTCAAACTAGACATACCTTCTGCTGCTGCAACTGAAATAATATCAATGATAATTGATTTAACATCACTGGTATCTTCAACTACGATTTCAGAAAAACGCATTTTAGTTTCTCAACGTAGCAAATGCTTGCTTTAGCAATTCTTTGCTGACTTGTCCATCTTGTTGTGCTTCTTTAACCATGCGCATTGCAGAAATATACTTATCTTCTTTCATTTCGCGACCAATTGGATTCTCTGCACCAGATGCTGCATCAACGCCTTCAAAGTCATCGCCAATTTCTAATTCATCATCAGCGAACTCGTCGCCCATGTCTAACTCGTCACCGAAATCAGTATCAAGTGTATCCATTGATCCACCAGATTCAACTGGCTGTCCCTGTGCAACTAGTAATGCGTTAGTAACTTCACTGTTAGCAGATTTAACCGCTTCTAGTGCTGCACCAATTGCTGCTTCTGATGCCATAGTGAATGCTTCTGCTTCTGCTGTGCCTACTTCTTCTTTCATAGCATTGGTGATGGACATAAGGTCTTCAACTTGCATACTTGCTAAGTTTTCAGCCATTTTTTGTAAGTCATCTGCCATTTGCTTAGCAGCAAGTAATACTTCTGCTTGATCTAAATCTTGTGATTCTTGTAATTTCATTTTAGTACCTTGGGTTGTTTTTGCTACTTCGCTTAGTACCATATTGATACCTTCTGATATTAGAAGTAACTTTTGAAAATCTTTCGCACTAACATCTACGCCAGATTCGCGTAATAATGTGATACGAGTATTAGTTGTTTCTTGAATCTTAACCAGTTTTGCTGGCTGCATTCCGAAATTGAATTTAATATCAAAAACTTCGTTCAAGGCTTTAGTTAACTTGGAAAATTTGTCTTCTTGCAAATCGTGTAAAATCATTTTAGTGCTCCATTAAAATTATATATTATAATGTATTTATACAAAAACTAAATTACAACTTAACTTAATTAAGTTGTAACTCAGTATAATTGAATTAAAATATATTTATGTGAATTGAGGTGTGCCCTTGGGCGATATATTGGTGTTGCAGTTGTTATTTATAATAATTTTTTGATTGCAATCTTCATCTTATGCATCTTATCAGTTGCAACACTATGCTTTGCGGCTGCTATGTCTGATTCAATACTTTCAGTCAATGTTTTCTGTCGTCTTTTTTGCAATGCTGCTTCTTCTAGTGCAGATGCATATCGTGCATCATAATCAATAATGGATTTAGATTTGCTTGTATCATTCTTGAATAATTCATTCTTGATGATTGCCATTGCTGACTCAAATAATGCTAAATTTTCATATTTACGAATACCATTCTCTGTAACCGTATAATAAGTCTTTGCATAACCAGATATATTGTGCTTCTCTAATACAACATTGAACTTATCAATGCCCACACTCTCTGGTGATACTTTCTTAACCGATTCAGTTACAATATTACTTGCTGCTGATTCAGTTGCATCTTGTACTTTATGTAACTTAGCCAAAATATTATACATCTCTGTAGCATCTTGACTAATATTAGTTGGTACTGAATTGCCAGTTGCATCAATTACAGGTGCTGATTTGTTATTCGTAGCATTCTCTAAATTTTGCAATATTTTAAGCATGTCCTGCGATTCTTGATTCATTATAAACTGCCTCTAAGTCTCTTAAAATATACCTTACCTTCTCTTACTACTCTAGTAAGAACGCCTTTCGATACTAATGATTTAGCAACAAATGCTTCACGCTCAGTAAAATCTGATTTACATGTTTCTTCAACAATCTTATCATATACTTTATATTCAGTATTTGATAATATGATTGAGATTCCTCCAGGACACTCGACAAGTTTCATTACTTTAGACCTGCGAGTTTCTTTAATTTTTCAATAGCACTTGCATTATCACCAACTGCGCCTGCATTGCTTGCTGATGCATCTGAGTTTGCGTCTTGCTGTACATCATCAGGATCAGTAGATGTCGTACGACCAGTAGATACCGTGTCACTGCCGTATGCTGCGTTTCCGCCGGGTGCACCTGCTACCTTACGCTCTTCAATAGTCTCTTCGTTGCGCTGAGATTTCTGATGAGCATTATACTCTTTACGACGAGCATCATGTTCTTTCTTTTCAGCAGGAGTCATTTGAGATACGAACTTCTTTGATTCGTCATACCTATCTGATGAAGTCTTTGACAGTGCGCTGGGATGACCCGCCTTTGGTGACGTAGTTGTTGTTGCAGGAGTTGATTTGCCCGCCAAACTTCTTACAGTCAAACCTAGCGCGACTCTGCCAATTGCTCCGATAATCGGTAACATTTCGTCTAATTGTTCTTCATCGTCGCGCTCATTTTTTAAATTTGCTACAACGCCAGGAGATTGCATCTCTTGCATTCTGCTATCTTTGTCATGCTGTGCGTACTCTTCATACGACATATAGTAATCAGTATCTGGATCATAGTATAGACCTTCTGTTGCATCATAATATACTACTTTACCAGATCGCAACATAAACGGACCTTCTAAACCATTGCGCTCTTGATAACGCTCTTTATCCATTGATGGAAGCACTGTATACCCTTCATCGAGATCTAGAGTGATATACTTAGTAAATAGATCATTGTCATTTGTCTTTAGTGCTGTAGTTAATTGCAATGTACCAGAGAAATTCAAGTCTCTTAGATCTGCACTGATCTGTTCATCAGTTAATTCTACACCAAACTGCTCTAGTGCATAATCGCGCACTGTATGTATAATACTATTGTTCTTGATTTCCATTATCGTCTCGATTTGTTTAATTGTTTTACGATTTTACTCGTTGGATTGACGCGCTTTGTCTTTTGCGCTTTTTTCGTCATCCTAGCACCCTTAGATGCTTTTGTCTTTTTCATTAAGAATCGTTTTTTAATATCAATTGGTGCGGCACATTGCTGAGGACTTGATACAACTCTACCTTTACGCTTCCCTACGGTACATCTAAATTTCTTAACAACCTTATTTCCTCTCTTAGCAAAGACTACCTTTGATTCGGAAATAACTGTATTGTATGCTTCATTAAGTATCATCTTCTATCCGATCCCTGCTATTGGAGTCATTGACTGTAAATTTATCATCAACATACCAACAACTGATATTAAACCTACAATAACCGTTCCTGCTGCTGCTACAATCAATCTCATATTGCTATCTTTGCCTAAACGATTTCTCTCAATCATATCAGACATATTATCTGATATTTGATCGACTTTCTTTTCTAATCGTTCAGTACTATCATCTAACTTTTCTTCTATTCGTTTATTGGAATCGTTAACTTTCGCTTCCAAATTAGTAAATTTTTCTTCTAACACGCGATACCTCTCTGCACATAAATCCACATGGGCTTCGAGATTTTCACGCTCTAATCTTGACTGACGTATTGACATAATTGATTCCATACTATCTGCGTCTTCAAAAGAGCTGATTTTCATTCTTGGGACGCTCTGCGTCTCTTCTAAGTATTTATGCAAAGACGCTTATTATATAAAATAGATGTTTTTGATTTTTTTATTCTGTGTGGACATACTACTCGGATTGAATTTAATGGTTTCAGTTAATTCAGTGTGCATAGGAACATTATTGCAGTCATTTATTAAATGTGTGTATTTACCATCACCTGAACGATATGCATCTTGTGAATCTGTCGTGAATATTAATTTCCATACAGAATGAGTATCTTTGAATTTTGAACCAAATTTATATTCACTCATTGACGCATTTTCAAGTTTCGTCACAATTAGGTTTAATGGCTGGGTACGCATACTCAACACCTGTATCAATGAATTTAAATTTTGGGCTTGACGGAATTCCATAGTGGAACCTTTAGGATTATTAACGCCAGTATCAGTAATATCAACCAGCGTGTATAATACATGCTCAATGCGCATGTTAAAGTTCTAACGCTTTACCAGCGGCGTAACCAACTGCAAATGCAGCGGCGCCCTTTGCCAATGTGTTACCAATGCTTGATTTCTTAGCATCGTTAATCTCAAGACCTTTGTCTTTTGCAAACTTTGAATATAATGGCATCAAGTCACTACGACGAGCATTCATTCTGAAATATCTCATTAATTGAGTTGTAACCAATTGCTGTTGCTGTGTTGACAATTTAGTCCAATCTTGTGTTAGTCGACGTGCTGCACGCAACTTAGGATCTTGAATCTTTAAATCTTTTTCTAACTTAAAAAAGAACTGCTGAGCCACTGCTGGACTCATATTACCAGTTTTGATCTTTTGTAAGAATTGCTTTATCTTCGGAGTATCAATCTTTACTTTGCCCATCAACATAGTGTCTTTCTCGTCACTAAACATTTCACTTGGACGCTGAATACTAAAAATTGTTTGATATAAATCTGGACTGCTTGGACTTGGACGATTGAAATTGCCCATCGCAGTGGTTCGTTGTGCATATGCCTTTGCAACAGGTGCATAATTGTAATCATTGCTCATTGCATATAGACTCATAAGACTAACGAACAAATGATCAGTTAAACCCCTCGCTCCTGCACTAGCAATTTGATTTCTTGTTCTGAACATTCTTGCTTCGCCCAGAGTTTGCATAAATTCTAATTCATCTGACATTATCTTACCACTCCTCTATTTGCTGCACTAAACGTTGCTCTTGGAACTAACTTCATATCACCTTTGGGATGAGCGAGTACGTAACCTTCTCCGCCTGGCTGACCGTTAATGCTTTGCTTCACTTGTCCACCTTGACTATCAAATTTACCAATGATATCGTCTTTAGTAGCCATAACTGCTGCTACTACATTCCATAATGCAACGAATGCAACTTTATGTTGACCAATATATTCTAATACTTTGACTTTCATTTTATCTGAAACTTGTTTTCTATTCTCTAACCAAGTTGGGAAATCTGCACCTAACTTAGTTAGACCCGTGTCTACCTTACTATTCATATATGCGTATAGTAATTCGGGCAATACTTTCATTTTCTGTGTGGTTAGCGTGTTGTCATTTAATAGTTCATCAACGCCTGCTGCATTCTTTTTAATTATTTGTTCAAGTTGGTCAATTGCACCTGTATCAACTTCGACAGGTTGTTCTGTGGTTACACTTGGTACTACCAATACATCTTTTTGGTTGTTAAACAAGTCGATGTTACTCAAAGGTCCTTCGTTACCATTGGCATCTTCTTCTCTATGTATCACAATACCAGATGTACTTGCACCAATGCGCTTACCTAAATCGCTTTCTACATCTACTGCATACTCAACTACGTTTGGCTTGAACACATAGTTCTTTTCGACAACTTGAGGCGTTGATTGATATAATAGATCGCCTTTAAAGAATCCTCTATAGTCAGTCGGTACTGCTTTTTCATATATAGTAAACAAATTTGATAACTGTTTTGCAAATGCCATGCGCTTTGGGTCTTCACGGAACTTACCACCACTACGACTAAGCATAATATCTTGTAGTTGTTCTGGACTCTTTGCCTTACCATCTGTTTTAACTGCTGAAAATCCTGACTTGTCTGTGAATATAAACTCACCGTCTTGATCGCGACCAAATACCATTGCAGGACTTCCATCCCATTTAAGTGTTACTGCTTTATGATCATCTCCTGACATACTGCGAAGTGCTTCAACTGCTCTCATAGCACCATTGCTGCCTTGGAAAAATATCAAGTCTTCTACGTGCTGTATGCGACTTTCTGATAGTACTGATTCTCCCAACTCGGATACATCAACATCGTATAAATCTGATCCAGACTTCAATCTGCGATTTCTTGCATCTCTTGCTTCACGCTTCTTCTTGCCTGTAATATTAATAATTTCTGAAATTTTCATTTTTTGTCTCGTAGTTTTTTTACACCGCGCACAAAACGACTTGGTTCTCTATTTTTAAGATCTAATATCATACGCTTTTGTAAATCTTGCGCGATATCAGCATCATAATTCTGTTCTATCATTTCAAGAAGATTGATCATACTACTCAATACATTAATACCACGGCTTTCTATTAATTGTGCGGTATCTCTGGCTGGTGCAATATTATTAATTTCTTCTAATAATGATGTAGTTCGTTTCTTCACGTCAATGTCTCCATGCTTATGTGTATTTATGCATTTAATCTTGTTTTCTTAAAATACTACGTAGACGCGCTGATTGGTCTTCTGTACTAGTAGGCTCAGGCGCTGCCTCATTGGGACTTTGAACTATCGTGTTTTTCTTCTTTAATTTATCATATATTGTACTAGATTGATTCGTTATAGTATCTTGCTCATCATCAGGCAAGTCGGTAATTCGCAACCCTTCTATATCAAACGCTAAATCAACTTTCTGTCCTACACCAGATGAACTACGTGTCTTCATAAATTGAATTTGATACCTACCACGCTCTCTCATCGCTTGACTTGTAAAGATACCAATTACGTTATCTGCTGTTTGAATCTTACTTAAACCACCAGAGATATGACTATGATCGAATTCTACTTCTTCAACTGCCGATCTATTCAACTGTGACGCAGTTGCAAACAATACATTATTCTCTACTGCGAAGTTACGCAATTCTTCAGAAACATACTTATCTTTAATAAACAAGTCACTCGCATTGATCTTTCGTCCTGCGGGAGTCATTAGATCTAAGTAGTCAACCAACATAGCATCGATGCGTACACCATTCTGAACTTCAAATTCTCTCATGTAACTTGTCAAATCATTTGTAGTGATACCGTTGGGTACTTGAATTATCTGTAGTTTGCCCGCAGACTTGCCTTGCATACCTACTTTCAACGCTGTACCTTCTACATCGTTGAAGATCGCTTTTGTATTCATACCAGTTAACATACCATCAAGTCGTAAACCTGACAATGACTCACTTAATTCTAGTGAAACATATAAAACATTCTTACCCATCAATGACCAATTAAGTGCCAAGTTTTGTAAGAATAAACTTTTACCACCACCTGATGCTGCTGCGAAGATATTCAACTCGCCTGGGTTAAATCCACCAAACAATTTATAATCAACCGACTTCCAACCAGTGCTTGTACCTGCTCGCGAATGCCTTGCTGCTTCAATACGCTCTTTAGGATCATCCCAATAGTTGATACCCATATGCTTCGCAAGACCTACTTGCACTGCTTCTTTAATGATGCGCTCTACTTCGCCAAATTCACCTTTTTCTACAAGATCTGCACTTTGAAGAATTGCTGCTTCCAATGCTTTATGCTTGCAGAATGTTTCAAATTCATCAATAAACCAACTCTTATGCCTATCATCGACAGTATCGCCAATTCCAGCCAGTTTAATGCTAGTGAGTGCTTTGATCTGATCTGTCGTGGGCAATGCACCATACGATGATACATGATCTTGAAGAAACTGCACTGTCTTCCTGAGTGTTCTATCGAAGTAACTTGCTTCTAAAATATTATTCACTCGTAGGAATAGATCTTTATCTTGTGCCAGGAACTCAATAAAAAGTTGCTGTAGTTCCACTGTATATTCTTTTGTTTCGCTCATTTGGTTTCCTACTTGATTAACATGATGTATTATAACATAGTTATACTATGTTGTCACTACCTATTTGCAGTGATTCTACTGTAACAGATGATCTATGTGTTGCTTGCCTGCCACAATGTACTCTTCGTATTTTTTAACAACTGTTACATACAAATCAATATTGGGTGCCCAGATGCCCACAAAATTTCCATAATTATCATGCTCATCTCCATCCTGATTAAATTCAGATAAATCAAATATTACCATTCCATGAACGACTAATTCTTCAAACCAAATTTTGTTCTGTTCTAGATCAACTTCTTTCTGTGTGTCACCATTACCTGTTGGAGTTTCTGTAATATAACATCCTGTAGCAGTTATTGCACGACTCCACGATGGCAGAGAGTTACGCATATCTGGCCAGCATGTTGCACCGTCATCCAGTACAATATCAAATTTGTCAGATGATATTGCTGATAATGCTCTATCTACTGTTTCTACAAGATATCCGTCTTCGCCTAAAACATACGACAATTTTGGATAATCTTCGAGTACTTCTCTAGCACGTATTAAATTATCAATATGAATTATTTCGTGTCGTAGTGCATAATGCTCAGCCCTGTCTGGATCATATACGTCAACTCCCACAATGTCGCAATCATCTGTTGTAACTTCACACCACATACGATGCTTAGATCCCTGCGATACTCCTATTTCACATAAACTCTTTATAGGCTGCTGTTGCTGTGCTGCTTCTAGTACGTCTGACACAAAAATCGTGAAGCCCCGTAACTCACATCTTAGTGATTCATCGACTGCTGTTTGTTTATATTTGATTACATCTAACATATTATATTCCGTTTATTTGCAGTAATTTTTCATCATTACTTGTATTTTTAAATTGCCGTGTATCGCACTATCTAATATAGTTTGTATAGTGAATAATTCACCATACTTCAATGCTGCGTCTGCTGCATCTTTACAGTCATCCCATTCTGGGAATGCCACATACCAGCCTCGTTCAATTGCGGTAGATACCAATGATTTACTTGCAGCATCTGCATCAGGCAACAATATAATTTTCTTATTCAAATTATCGATTATGTTACCTTGTTGCATGTTTATGTTATTCGAACCAACTGCTATTCCATCTGTAAAGTATGCATCCAGTTGTCCCTCTGTCACGATAACAATCTTTTTATTAGTTTGTCTATCTAATCCATATACGAAGTCGACTTTAGGTTGCTTAGTAAAGTATTTTGGAATTTCTTTTGAAGGAGTACCTACCCATCTAGCAGTATATCCTACTATCACACCTTGATAAGTGAATACATGAATAAATCTATTCTTCATTCGGGCTGGTGACATAGATGGTGAATAATAGAAACGCGGATCAGTAGGATCTAATCCTCTTGATACCATGTATTCTAATACTCTTTCAAGTTCGGGGGTTACTTCAGTATACTCAGATATAGGCTTTGCACCTTCTGGTAATTCTTGCGCTTTCCATGTGATATTTATAGGAGCATCTTTATCTCGTTGCTTGATAAGAATAGCATCAATATCACGATCTTCAAGCAACTGTAGTTGCAATCGTTGAATGTCACTATCATCGGCACCGAATGCTTTATATAACTTCCTTAATCGATCATCTATGCGCTTGTCGACAGACCAGCCAGTAGCGTAATTACAATTGAAACAATTGTATTGGAATTTTTCATCAGTGATAAGAAAACCACCGCGACCTTTGGTGTCATGCGAATGTCCGTTAAGAACACACACAGGACAATTACCAGAAACCCAACCGCCCGGCGAAGACTTCCAATTGGAAGGCACTAACGTTCTTGTAAAATCTATTATTAATCTCATGTATACATTCTACACGATTAATACGATCTTGTCAATAGATTTTTATACTCTTATTACGATTCTATCTACAGTTCCAGATAATGTATTATCAATTTTTGCTCGTAGATATGATAAATTAGATACGATCGAAAATGGCTCAATACCAGTAAAATTATTAAACTCATGGTAATCGTAGAATGGTGTCAAATCTAAATCAAACCAATCTCCCGGTCCTGGCGATTGTGCAGTTGTTCCCTGCATATAAAAATCACCCGTGTAGTCAGTACAATATACACCAAATGTAATCAATCCATTTGGCTTGTTGTAATACGACGGTCCCGCAATAATTGAACTATAATCAAATGCACCATCTGATGCGAATGCTGTCACAGACTGCGAAGTCAACGGTATTGCATGTGCTTCATCTGATATCTCTACTGTGAAATTTGGACGCATATTCTGATCTACGAACATAGGCAATACAAGACCCAGATCATTAGTATATGTTAATACTAAATCACATAGCCCCATGTCTATATTCGACAAATGGGATGCACGAACTACTAATTTCACGCTTCCTAATTCGTAATCGGTGATAGAACATTTTGTACTTAATATAGTACTGTTAGTCTCTCTGTACACCAATGATGCATTAATTTCCATATTAAATAATTTAATAGGCTTACGATCTTGATTCTTTATAAAGAAATGCAACTCGTTATCAAGTCCCTTAAATAATTTAAGACGATTGAAATTAACGGGTGCATTGACCGTTGTGCCACGTGTACTATTGTACTGTGATGCGCCTGTTGATGTGCCGTGATCCTGTAAGATGTATAGATCGCCAGTTTGGTTTATATTGTAACTTGTGCTGTAATTGCTCATTTTTATAAGTCCCTGATTATACTTATATTTATGCAGAAATGATCAAAATATTTTAGTATAAATAATAGTAATGCAAAAACAATATGAAGAATTACTCGACCAATATCCATTCCTAACAGTGCTATCTTACGCTGGAAACGAATACGTCGGTGTCATGCAAAACATAGACACTCAAATCGCAAGTATGTACATGTTTGAACGACTGGACAATGTAGATGAAAAACATTTATTTCTCATGTTAGGAGAGGAATGGTGGTGGGAAACTAATAGACAGTTACCAATCAATATTGCATTGATAAATAGGTGGCATTTTCAACATTGTGTACAAAGTTTTAATGTAAAACAGATGACCATAATTGCTGGACCAGAAGTTAGACTCAGCAATTCTATTACAAAACGAATAAAACGTCGAAGTATTAATCTTATGAAAAAGACTCTTTAACAATCTTATTCAATTGCATTACAATTACCATCGCGTAACTATACGAATGCGACTTTTTAAAGAAATAACCACCGTCTTCTGGCTTTACCCAAATATCATTCATCACAGTATCCCAATCTTTTCCTATTAGATAACTCTTTGCTGGTCGTATCATTGCTAACACTGCTGCCAATTGTTCAACACTTTTGGGCTTCATCTGCTGAACAATTCCATAATGCGAATGGATATGGAAACACTGCTCTACAATCTCTCTATGTTCCAATAGATCCCACATAGGTTCCATCTCAAGTAATTCATCCAGTTCTGCTTTATTATTAATATCATTATAAACTGACACATTCAACAAATCCATTTTAAAGTAACCCATCTTCTCGGCTTCTTTATGATCTATGGTTGCCATGCCATTATATGGATTAGTCGGCATCTCGTGAAAATATACACCTGTGTTGTGCTTTTTTTCAGTGGTGTCTCGCTTGATCATTGCAGGTGTGTTTTTGATTAAAGCAAGCAATTTATCTCTGTTTGCAATATCTATATCAATATCTGTATTAACTATCATACCAATCTACCAAATGCCCATTTACGCTCTTCACACCACCAACACTCACCACAGTGTGTATCATCTGTATTAACTGTGCAACTAACTGTCATTGGAAATAGTGTTTCAGTTATTCCTAAATAATCATATATTTCAGCAATTTTCGTCTTATCAACATTGAAGAATGGTAAACATATAGCGCCTTCAGCCGCCCATATATCTCGCACTACATTAGGAGATCTATCAGGCAGACCTAGTCCAAGAGTCTCGCCTGAACCAACATCTTCATCACCAAATCCAATAGATATATCATCTGGCGGATTGCTAGTGACACCAGTATAATATACTTTAATAGTTTCATCGTCAATAAGTGATTGATCGAGATGTCTATATTGCTGTACATATGTTATACTATGCTCTACATTAAAGTTACCAGTTAATTTTATTACTTTATTAACAACTCGCGATGCTGAAATTGAATTGATCAAAGCGAGTTCATCATCCGCCATAGTTGTTACAATAACATCATGTTGCGTATACGTCATTAATATATAAAGCAATAATGCACTATCTGCTCCACCACTGACATTGATTGCATATTTTCCATCTGGTAAAGGGATATCCACCCCACATAAATTGATTTTCATTATCCTATACTCGCTTGTTTCAAAATAGTTTCCACCCATTGTAAATCTTTAACTTCGTTCTTACGCTTTAATCGTATCTGCCAATATTGCGGATCAATATAATCTACGATCATTTCAATCTGCTTGTTATTCAACATATCCAACAAACTCTGTGCATCATTACTAGCATATATAACCCATGGACTAATTCTACCAGAACATATATGAAATACCGCTAGACTAGGTGCTACCGTTTTGAAATATGTATTCCAATCATTTTCTCTATCTTCTGCCCAGTCTTGCATTGATAATATCGTGCGCTCAACTGCACGATCAACACTTTCTACTTTCAATCGCTCTTTTACCCAACCACTAAATCTTGCATCATGTGTCCAATGATCTAATTTTACTTGATTTTTTAATAACCATGTGGTGAATCCAGTAACATCGTCTATCTTAACTTCAATACAATATTTACCAAACTTTATGAACGCAGCATAATATGAACTTTTTGCAAATTCAGTGTAAGATTTATCTTTCTTTGAATTTGTTCCAATACGGTAAAATAACTGATATGCACGATATCCCAATTGAACATCTTTATCAGTCTCTTGCATATGTCGCTTCTTTTGCACACATAAATGCACAATAAGCGTATTCTCACGCTTAAAGTCTTTATTACAGTATTCGCACTTGTACAATATTTGTTGCATAATCTATATACTTTTATTTTCTTCTGTCGGTGTACTATTATACACTATATCAAATGACTTGCATAGTCTTTATTTTAGAAGAGCCGTTGCTTCTTTTTTACTTAATCCAAAATCACCTAACAGTTCTCTTAGATCAGTCTTATCATGCATTCCGATAAACAATTCTACTTCATCGTCGTTTAAGTTAAGATAGTGTTCTTTAATAAATTTAAATATCTTTGTATCCGTTCCTTTCTTGCCCGGAGAAATCCACTCGTGATATTGACTAGACCCTAATGACAGTGCTTGCAATAACTGAAACTGCAACTTAGGATGATGTCGCAGAGTATTAAAGTGAACATTGACTAATTCATTTGTCCATTCTAAATAATGCTCTGCGAATTGTCCCTCGCATGAACTTATGAAACGTTGCTGTGTCCACATATTCTTATTGTATTTTACAGTCTCTTCATCAGTTAGACTATCGTACCAATTACGATCACGTGTGTCTATTGCACGCATTTCACTTTTAATATTTAACTTACTCAAATCAAAATTCCCATTTCATGTTCTGGATCGCTGTCTTCGTTTTCAAGAAGAATTGCTTCTTTAATAGTACACGACTTAACATCAAATGTCAACCTAAACATCATCAACGCAGTTACATCATTAGTGAATAATTGAATTTCATCCCACCACACACTTGATGAATTATCTGGTATTGCATTATCAATCCATGATTGCATATCCCAAACCAGATCCATTCTTTCGGTAATACGTGAAACTGCATCATCCAAAATAATCTTCACACTATATACATACTTGTTATAGTAAATTTTTTTTCTAATTACCTGTGTAATTTCTTTATTTTTAATCATATCTAAATGAGCTTGATTTTTAGGAGTCTTTACTTCAAGCAATTCAAAGTTATGCGTATTCTTAGAAGTGATGTTTAATAATGCATCACATGATTCTTTATCAGATACATTGAAATATACACGCAAACTACTACCTTCATGATAACTGTGCTGGTTAACTACTTTGACGTTTTTCATAGTTTTATTAAGTACAGATTTCAATGCTTGACATCTACCATACACTGATGCCGCAGTGCTACGATCAGATGATTTAGTTGTAGAAATAAAAGCAACTGAATCAAAACCATAACATAATTTAGTCTGCATCTTCCATGTACGATGTTTTAAAAATTCTTTGTTCATACCTACTCCTAGATCAATTCACTAATGTCCAACACTTCTGGGATCTTGTTTACTTCTTTAATCAGATAGATACACTCTGGATTGTCTCCATCAGTCAACGGCACTGACAGGATATGACCAAATTTTAGTTTCGGTGCGTGCCATTTTACATCTGTGAATACATTGACAATGTTAACATCAAGATACTTTGGACTGTAACCAGTCATTGGATTCATTGCGAGCGTAGTGAAACCTCTGTCGTTTAATCCCATTAAACTAATCACTTCTGGATTGCCCACTTCCGGATCACAAATAACAATACTCCAATCTAATGGAACATTGATTGTATATTCACCCACTTGTAGCACTGCCGCTGGACTATAAAAACTTTCCAAAAAGATCAATGGAATAAAAAAGTAATCCACGTTCTTTGGGTCGCTGTAATCTAATACGCCATATCGTAGATCATCTACCAATTCTGGTACATCATCCAATTCATATGTTTTGTTCTCTACTGTTAAAATTTTCATATTTTGTTCTCTGTTTTACTCTGTTTTACTTGTAATCTACTTTCTCTATTGAGAATGGATAGTTTGCCTCACGATAGAACTTTTTACGTTCAGTTAAATGTCGCTTACTGAATTTTGCTGTACTAGTGAAATCATATATCTCAACATGATCCTTGTCATCTGCCTTACGCACACCACGACCAATTGATTGTATTACTCGTACGAAACTCTTCCCAGGCTCAATTAACACCATGTTAAATATACGCGGTATGTTAAGTCCTACTGCTGCAACACCATATGTCGCAATAGTAATACTATTAGTCGCTTCATTAATTTCATCATATGCGTCTTTACGATCAGATGATTTCATTGCACCTTTTACGAAAGTAGTGTCACCACCAATATGCTCTACTAACATTTCACCTGCTTTGATACGATCAACCAATACTAGAGTATTACCCGATTGCGAAATCTTCTTTATCAAATCACCCATGTAACCGATTCTATGTGAATTCGTTGTTAAGAACGTCAATTCACTTTGATAATTAGTATAGTCTGTAATTTCTTTCATTTGTACAATATTTACATGACAATTACTCAGTACGCCCATGTCTTGCAATTCGGATGCTGCTAGACGATTTACCACATTGCCCAAACTAACCTGCAATGTCATCTGTTCATGTTCTGCTTTTGGTATTGTACCAGTTAGTCCCCATCGTAGAGGCACATTTGCAAATTCTTTAGTGAGCATATCTTTTAGAACATCTGCTTTCGCTTGGTGAACTTCGTCAACTATGATACAAACTACATCTTCTGCAAAATCTTGTAGTCCCCAATCTTGTTCGCCATTCTTGAATCGTTTACGAATAACGTTAAGACTCTGCCATGTACAAATAGTATGAGTACGACCGAAATCTTTCTTATCACCAAAATATACGCCAACATCTAATCCTAAGTTAACATAATCTGCATATGTCTGATTCACCAAATCTTTGTTTGGTACAATAACAATAGAGCGACCGTACTTTTCTGCTTTGTAACTCAATGCTGCTGTGATCAATGTCTTACCAGCGCCTGTTGCAATCTCTTGTATACATTGGGGTGTTTCTATAAACTTGTTTACGATATCGATTTGATAATCGCGCAATGTTACGGGCTTACCTTCAAATCGATGCTTTGCGGGCCATGCTTTATGTTGAAATGTAGATTCATCTACCAAATCAAACTCAAGTTTGTTATGAGTTCGAAGATCATCAAGTTCAATCTGATAACCATCTTCAATGATAATAGGAATCGCTGTTTCTAATAGACTGACAAATGTAATACCACCGATAGTGAAATATCGCTCACATCCATCCCATCTTCCTAATTTATAGGAAGGAACGTGTCGTGCATATGGTAAGAAAAACTTAAACTTTGCTTCTAGTTTTTTCCTAGTAGTAAGTTCAAGACCCTCTATCTTTGCATTGACTTCGTCTTTCAATATGATTGTTGCAGTTTTAATTGTTGTTCTCCAATGTGATTTACTTATTATAGCATTAAACTACAGTTATGTCAATCGATTAAATCGTATAACATAACTGCGTTATATACAACAGTCAATAATATATTATACCTCTGATTTCATACAAGTGATTTCTGCCATACGCTGCCATTTATCACTCTTTGTTTTACGCAAGTCTGCAATTTTACCAACCATACGCAAACTAATCTCGCGCATACGTAATTGATTGGCATCTACAAAATCAACGATTTCGTTTTGCTCTGCTGTTGTGAATCCATACTCTTCTAGCATGCCATCCTTGACGACCTGACGACAGCGTAGTAGACGCTCACGAGTGCTATTCATAGTCAAATCAAGGTAGTGACAACGAGACATAATTGCATCTAAGTGATCTTTGATCTTCCCGCGAACTTTATCAAATTTTAAGTTAGTGATGAAAATTACAGATCCTTTAAATTCAAATGACTCTGGAATTCCTTCACGACGTAATGCTGAACTTTCAGTGTTCCAAGAAATCCTACGCTTCTTTGAACTATCTAACGCTGCTTTTAATAGGTTTAATGATAATTCATCATACAGCACCGAATCACAATCATCTAATACAAGTACATTGTTAGAGTCTGCATAACGATATAATAACTTATATAGACCAATTGCAGAAGCTGCGCCCTTCTCAATACCAAATCGTGATACCGCACCGCGCAACTTATCAAACAATGAATTCTTTTCAATAATATTCTCAACACCGAATGACTTGCCCACTCCTGGAGGACCTGTCACTACCATACCACGAATATCGCCATCAACTGACATCTGTGTCATTTCATCTAAGATACCAAACCGTTCGCGCAAACGCTCAACAATCTGTTCATCAGTTTCAGTAGTCACAGTTTCAGTAGTATCTATTTCGATGATAGATGCTGCTGTACTCTTACGTGGGCGACCCGCTTTGCGTTTAGTAGTAGTAGTTAGTTGAATAGTTTGAGTAGTCATGGCTTAGATTCCTATCTAATTAATTAATGAAGTTTTATTATACAGTAATATACATTGGTGTGTCAAGGGTTATTTAAAATATAATGCAAATGATGTTGCATACTGCTTAACGATGTACGACTGTGGTCGAGTATATTCTGCATTTGAAGGACCACGGTACTTATAACGAAACTTCCCAGGATATTGACGCTGTACATCATCTACATACATCATTGGGATGCCCTTTGCAAAACTGCTCTCATTAGGTGATGTTTCAAACATCTGCAATATTGAATCAAGTTGTGTCATAATCTTTCTCGCTCTTCTTTATTAACTTACTTAACTATTATAGCAAGGATCATTACTTTTGTCAAGCGATCATCCATAAAAAAACCCACAAATGTGGGTTTTTATTTTTTATTGTTATTATAGTGTTGCGTCTTCTAAACCTGCACATCGTAACTTAATTACGTTGGTAAGTTGCCATTGCTTAACTTCAAGTGCTTTGATAACACCCATGAACTTATTTCTCACCATTGAAAATTCAACAATAAGATGCTGCAAATCAACTACATCAGGCTCACCATCTACAAATGCTTTCGCATCTGCTGATGTTAGTGCGCGTTGGTAATGCTCAGTGAAGTGTCTGAACTTCTGACTACGCAATTTGCGCATTTCGGTATTTAAATATTCAAGTATCGCTTCTGTTTCTTGTAGTTGATTGAAACGATGTTCAACGATGCCCGGAATATCACGACTGTGCTTTTCCAAACTACCTTTCATACCACATTCAAACTTAGCCTCTGAAACTTGTATTTCATAGTGTGAAATAGCGTTAACTATTTCTGCCATGTTTCCAGTGACCTTACGATACCATTTACTCATTTAATCCCACTCTTCTTCTTCGTCAGTGTCATCTACTTCTTCATGTTCAATGTATTCATCGACACTCGTTTCAAGATATTTATCATGCTCACTGATCTGTTCTGCATTTCCAGCAATGTCAAAACCATACTGATCTAATACTTGTAAAAAATGTTCTGCAAAATTACTACGTTCCTTTTCTACAACACTAGACCTAGCAGCATCGTACATAGCAATGATAAATTCTAAATCATTATCACTCAGACTCATTGATCATCTCCCCGATAACTGCCTCATCACCACTAGAATCCATCACCTCTTCAGGCTGTTGATCCCATTCGCGCATCATAATATCTAGACAATCGTCTGTATTCTTTGACCATGCTTTACGGAATTTCTTGATGATTTCACCAGTTACTGGGCTAATGTACTCAAGACTGTTACCAGACTTTTTCAATGCACCTTTCGCTTCAAAAAATTCAGTCAATCCACTGTAAGGACTCATACCAGTATCATACGGAATTTCTACTTGTACGCTTTCAAATGGTTTAGCATAACGTGTCTTCATAATCTTACACGCTGCACGAATACCATTTACAGTAGTCGTTTTATTGCCATCTTCGTCAACTTTCAACTTCAATTTACGCATTGCGATTACAATTGAACTTGCATAGATAAATCCTTGACCACCAGAGATTTTATCATCTGGATCGAACATATCTTGTGATGCATAAGTATGATTCGTCGCAAGTAAACCTACGTTGTATTCACCCAACATATTTACAGTGTTACGCACAAGTGATGTTAGTGCTTTAGGCTTACGACCCAAGTCGCCCTTCATGTCACCTGCTTCAAACTGCTTGACATCTGTAGGTGTTAATAACATACCTAGACTGTCTACTACAAATAAGATTTTAGGACGATCTGCTGGCTCTTTATCACCATGCTCAGTCTTGTAATCTTTCATCAAGTCAGACATGATTTTTGCAACATCGTCGATCATTGCTACGTTTAACTTCATCAATTTATCTTCACTCGTATCTACACCTAACGCATGTAACCATGCTTCGTCTAGTGCATTTTCCGAGTCAATTAGAACAACATAAATATCTTGCTCTTGTGCATGACGAATAATATTTCCCGAAGCAATGTATGATTTTCCTGCTCCAGATTCGCCCGCTAATACTGTTACTTTACCTAGCGGAATGCCTTTTTCAAAGTCTCCGCTAATAAGTTTGTTTAATGTAAAATTACCTGTTGAAATCCAAGTATCAGGATCGTGAAATCCAGTGCTTAGACCAGGAACCGCCTTGGTAATACTACGACGGAACTTAGACACATCAAATGGTCTTGCCATTTTATTCTCCTTGAAAATGGGAGCAAAGAACTTGCTCCCTATTGGTTACTTATGCTTCTGCTTTACGATTGCGAATTGCTGCAAGAATATCTTGCGCAGTAGGCTTTGCCTCTGATCCCGCTGGTGCTGCTGCGACAGGCGCTGCGGCTACAGGAGCAGGATCTGCTTTAAAAGGGATATCGTCTGACGTGATCTCCTTCTCAGCAACAGGTGCTGATTGAACAACAGATGCAGCAGGCTTAGATGTCGGTGCATCTACACCCCAAGGACGGTAATAATTACCCCACTTCTCGGTGTCGTATAACTGACCATCTACAGATGCTTCAAACATCTCAACCATCGCATCTAAGTGCGCCTGATCTGGCTTTTTAGGAAGGAAGTCTGATAGATTAAATAATCCATTTGTGTCGACTGCATCTAGTTCTTCTTGATTTAAACTACGCTCGCGACGAGCCCAGTTAGAAGTACTATAATCTGCCCACTTACCATTCTGACCTTTCACTACTTTGAAATCTGTACCTTGATCATAATCAGTAGGTAATGAAGTGAAATCTACATCCATCAACGCTGCGCTGATTACCTTAAAGATTTGAGGTGAAATCATGAAACGACGAATTGGGTTTGCAGGTGCTTCTTCAACTAGTTCACTTTCAGTGACGAAGCCTTGAAACAAGTAAGATTTTTTCTTCCAATATTTACGTGCAACATCTTCCAATGAAGGATCTTTGAACCATTGACGCAATTCCGCGTGAATAGGACATGTTGTCTTTTCGTCGTCATACATTTCAATACATGGTACTTGAATTGTTACAGGACGTGATTCATCACCACCTTTTACGCCTGGGAATTCTAAACGAATCATTTCACGCTTCAACCAAAAGAATGGGTTGTTCGTATCACCGTCAGGTAAAAATCGTAGTGTTGCTGATGTGTTGTCTGGAATACTCCAGTGAGGGAAGACAGTATTGTCTGATTTGGTTGTTGATTTCGTTCCAGATGAACGAGAGTCTTGTTCGAGTAATTTTGCTCGGATTTCTGCTAATGAAGCCATGATGTTTTCCTTTTGCCTTAGTGTTTTTTAGATATTAAGTAGAGTATCTACCTAATACAAGTTTGCCTTAGTTTTATTACTTAGCCTATACAGTATACTTCTTTTCATGCCTACTGTCAAGCACTTTTTCGTTTTAATTTGATTTAATTTTTTAGTCTTTAATTGAAGATATTACATTGATAATGCAGGCTCTCAACTGGCGCTGCTTCATTTAAATTTATTCTTCTTTAATAACAGACCAGATACCATATACAAGGGCAATCCATGCTGCTACTTTTGCCAATGGACCTAGCAATAAAATTGCTAGTCCAGTGCCGATTAATACTGCTCCATCTAACGATGTGCGTTCTGTTAAGCGATCTTTCATCCATTTAGTAAACATAGTTAACCTACCATCTTACGCAAATTAGAAACTGCTTCGCTATCCATTGATGGCGCTGCTTGTGCCACTTCTGGAACTATTTCTTCTGTTACCTTATCAAGTAAATGATCAAGTGCAGTGCGGAATGTCTTGTTCATTTTATGAACATCTACGCTAAGCATATCAAGTAAGTTAGACAATTCAAATTGCTTTACTTTAATCGCCTTCATACCAATGTATGATGCTTTATGTCCTAGTGCTGCAATCTCGCCACCATCGCCTGAGAAATCAGTAATTGCATTTTCAGGATGCTCTGGATCAGTTGCATCAATAGGAATTTTAACACCAGATTTAACGATGTTGATCAATTTTTCTAAGTTTTCAATTGCGCTCACGGTTTTCGCCTCTTTCAATTTAGTTTCAGATACTACACGATTTACTGTAGCAAGTGCTTGTTGCATGCTCTCAGTTGATAATGCATTATACTTGAATTTTTCAGAGATGTCAAGGGTTTCTTCAATTAAATCTTCAGTTACTTCAACTTTAAAATTATCATAACCACGCTTGGTAGCCATACGCTTAACTGACTCTTTTAGTTGAGCAATCTTTGATTTAATAGTTTCTACGATTTCTTGATTATCTTCGTTAACTAATTTGTTCTGCTTTGTGTATTTCGTGAATTTGTTCAAATCTGAAATCTCTTCACACATTGCCAAAATCGCTTGTCCCTTAACATCGTAAGGATTTCCCTGCTCATTAACATGCATAGTCATTGCTCTCGCACCTGCCATGTACTTATGTGGGAATGCAAACTTTTCACCTGATGCATTTTCAATAAACAAACTATGAATATTTCTACTGCGAGAACCACGAATTTCTTCATTAACACGCTTGTTGTGCTTGATGATAAGAGTTGCTTCTGGCAATCTGATATAACTTGTTTTTGTTGAACCGCCTGCCTTCGTAAAACCTTCTGTTACTTGTGCATCTGTCTTTGGTTGTATTTTTTTGTCAAACTTTCTCATTGTGAACTCGCCTAATTTTCCATGTGCAATTGATTTGATTGCATCTAAAATATCTTTATTTCTCTGTATGTCGTAACTTTCCCCAATCTTTACAATAACTTCAAATTTATTATCTTCTTGTTTTATCGTAACAATCAAGTTTTGATCTACTGCATATAGTCGTGTTGCTTCTTCTACATTAAGTGTCTCTACACCATCAATTGTATACAAACGCATCTTGTAGCCTGCGCCTTTTAATATGTTAAAGATTTCTGTTGAAATGTCATTCATCGGGTTATTCCTTTTTAATTATATATGTATTTATCTTTTTGTGTTATAAAAATGACATTGGCATTGGATCATCGTAGTCATTATCCAAACCTTCTTCCATCAGGTATTCATATGCAGTATCTTCGTAGTTGGTTACTTCTTGTGCCATTCGTATGATCAATACTAGTGCCATAACCAAATCATCGTTCTCGCCTTCTTTTGCGCCGTAACTATTACCACGAGAAATAAATACTTTCAATTCACGTAGTAGATTATTACTTGCTATTTCCAACTTATCAGTCTCTACCCAATATTTCAATTTAGCACATGCTGCTATCTTTGATTTATGTGTCGTAGTGAATCCCTTACGATACGCTTTTGTATTTCCATGCTTCTTACGCTCACTCAAGAATGTTCCTGGGAAGAATTCTTCGCCTATCTCTTCTACACATACCAATCCCGCTTCGCCCATTGAATTGTTTTCTAGGCTATAATATATTTCCGATTGCTGCTTTGTCTCTTCATCTATGTAAATCGCTATCTTCTGTAAAATTCTTACTTGTTGCTGTATAGTTGTTTTGTTATGTTGCCATTCAGCAACTTGCTTCATACCCGGCAATTCGTACACTTGTATCGCTGCGTTATCTCCACCAGTTCCTAAACTAGGATCTAATGCAATAAGATATAAATTACCCGATTTCAAGGGCTTATACCAGCGTACTTGTCCTTGCATTGCCCATGCTTCTTTTGGTTCCATCATGGCTAATTTCAAACTGCTTACCAATGTCTCATCAAATGCGATGAATTCATTTTTATGCTCACGTCTGAATTTCTCTTCGCCAATCTTACCTTGCTCTATTCTTGCCCACTCTTCATCTCTATCAGGATGTCTATCCCATATCGCATCATAAGAGGCAAAACTATTAATACCTAGATCAGTTTCGTTACCGTACTCATCTGTCTTCTTTTGTGAATCTCTCCAAATCTGTGCAAATTGGTCATCATCTTGGTTGGGGGTAGATGTTATAATACATTTACCACCCGTTGCTAATGTAGGTGACAATGCTGTCCAGAAATCTCTTGCGATATTTGGGCGCACGAACGCAAACTCGTCTAAGTATGCTAGTGATATAGACATACCACGACCAGTGTTATCAGTAGTTGCTTGTGCAATAATACGACTGCCATTATCAAATTCCAATGAACCTTTGTTGTATGATGTAGCGCCCGCTCTCAGATAATCAGGCAATGTTTCATATGCAAAGCGAATACGCTGCATTATCTCTTGTGCACCACTATATTTGTGTGCTGCAATTAAGATTGTCTGATCTGGTACAAACATTGCATACCATAATAGATAGCCAGCAGCACACGTTGATTTTCCCATTTGGCGGGAGATCAATGCTACTGAGTTTCTATAATTGTGATATACATCAACCAATTCTTCTTGGAAGTCAAACAACTCAAACTTCATTCTACCCTTGGTAGGATGCTGTATCCAACAATGAGTCTTCATGAAATATTTGGGATCATTAGAACATTTTGCCAATTCTACTAATTGTTCGTGTGTGTAATTTTCTTGTTGATGTGGGGTTTTTACTAATTTAGTATCTGCTGCCATATAGGTTAACTATTTTCTCTATTTTGAAATTATATTGCGCACTGATATTTCTAAATTTTCTAGAAATGTATCAATGTCAATTACTTCGTTTACTAGTTCGTCAGCACTAACATCTACATCATCGTCTAATGATTCTATAACATCTGATTCATTAGTACTTAATTTATTAACATTAACCCATCTTTCATCGCCGGATTGTGAACGAATCATAACATCATTGAAGTCATTAGGATTGATACCAACTACTTTATAAGATTTATTCTTATATGTAATAACATCGCCCACTTGTGTAGGTGATTCTTGTAATACTGCTTCTATTAATTTTCTCATATCGTTCATAATTTCTTCCTTAAATAATTGCCGTTTTTTATATATATAGTAGCGAATTACATATAATGGATAACGGCATCCTCTCTCCTTAGATAATAAAAACGGGCAAGCCTGTAATTATAACGGTCCTAAGGTCTAAGTTCTTTATAGTCCTGCGTTTTTAAGCAAGATTGCCAATTCTTTGGATTCTTCCAATGATTCTTCCACTGATGGCTCTTTCTTATCTCCATCGTACTCAGGCTCATCGTCCATTGTAGGCTCTTTCTTCTTAGATGCTAACATCTTCGCAAAAGCGGCTTTTTGTGCTGGACTCTGTGATTCTTCTAATGTATCACATTCACATGGATCACATTCACATTCATTACAAGCAACTGCTTCTTTTACATCTTCTGCTGCATCTTTCATATCTTCATCAGTATCGCCATCTTTGTCAATGTCCAGAAAGTCTGGCTTGTTCTTAGATGCTTCGTATAATGATTTCATGTTGTCTACAGTATGCTCAGTTACGCTAACCTTCATGTCTTCTGCATCCATATAACGCTTCAATGACAAGTTTACAGGCTGTGCAAACTCATATGGATCGCCATGTGATGTAGGTTCAGTTTCGCCCGCATTTGCTGGTGAATTTGCCCATTCGGTAATCTTCTTTTCTATCGCTTCTTCCGATAGACCTGCGCTATGTAACATACTTACTAATTGAGTAGTATCCATTGTTGGAGACTCTTCTAAATTTTTATCTTCCATATCGTTTGCCGCCTTTTTCATGTCTTCTTCTTTATCGCCATCTTTGTCTATATCTGCAAAGTCTGGTTTTGCTTCTTCTGTTACCCAGTTTTCACCTGTCATATCATTACAATCATGACTGCAATCTGTGGTAGGCTTGTGCATTTCATCGCCACAATCTCTGCATACTTTCTTTACGTCTGCTTCGTACATTGACTCAATGAATTTCACTGGTGTCAATACTGTGCCACCAGTTTTATGATCAAGACGCAATGCCATATAAGTGTCATCTATTTTTGTCTTATAATCACGATGTATCTTAGCATAATCTGCTTTGGTCATTTCTATTTCACCAGCATCATTAATGTTTGCCATCGGACCCATTGCTTCTTCAACTGATTCAGTTTGTGATGCACTTACTAAATCGTCTGCGTCTACGCCCATTGCTTCGCCCATCGTAAATCCGTCCATTGGAGCGAATTTAACACCATCACTAGTAATACTAACAACTTTGAATTCGCCTTCGCTTATATCACCAAATGCGTCTATTTGAATGGTAACATTCATGTCTTTGATATCAGCATTATAATCTTCTGATCCTTCGGTTGAACCAAAGCCATTTGCAGTTGCAGTGAATACTTCACTGTCATCTGTTCTTTCGAAATTGTCCAATGTAACATTGCCATCTACTAATACGGTTGTTTCTACCAATACCTCAGTATTAGTAGTTAATGATTCCATTAATGTTCTCATTTCATGCATCTTTCTTCTCCTGATCTTTTTTTAATTTCAATAAATCTTGAACAAAAGAAGTATTATACTTGTCACCAAAAAAATCTTCTGGATTTATATCTTCTGCTTCTGAATAGGTACTATCAGCCAACAAACTTGAAACTCCTTCATCATCAGATTCTGAATCCATTAATGATTGCTCTCGTTGCTCTAACGGCTCTTGGTCTGAACGAACTTTCATGTATCCGTCGCTAATTCCGATAAGGGCTTGTATTTCTGTTTGTATCTGATATGCACTTGCTGGTAAATTTGTCTCAAATTCAACAACATATATCTCGTATCCACGTAGTTGTGGGAAATCATAAGGTGTGCTTTGTAGCATCAACTTAGTTGGTGCACTTACTTTCTGCACATCGTACTTAGCTAAGTGATTCTCAATGCGAGTTAAATCATCGCCAGATAATTCCTTTGCTAACTTAATGCGGAATGTGTATGTTTTTTTTGATTCTGTCAAATATTCTGTAAAGGACTTCATTGGTTTAATTCTCCTAATATTATAACTATTTATCTTTATTGTAAAAAGCGCCCGACTTAATCAGTTCTTTACATCTCTCAAATTCATCATACAAACTGAGTTGTAGATATACTCTATCACAATCAGAATCATTTCTAACGCCATGTACCTGTGTGGCATCCATTAATGTAGGATGAACAGTTGAATACATATGTGTTCCTAAATAAAATTCTTCATCATGAGCCTCAGCGCCCGCTGAATAACCTGTTATTATCGGATTATCGCCCAGTATAGCATAGTCATAATAATCAACCCCTACGCCACCATCTGATGGCAATATAGGTATCATTATCACACACTTTCTTGAAAAGTCAACATGTGGGTGGAATTGAAAACCAGGCCTATACACTGTTATTGCTATGTTTCCACTTTTTATCTGTTTTACTTCTGGATTGAATAATTTCACAATTTCTGATATCTCTGGATAATCTAGATATTCTTTACCTTCTAGATCTTCTACCCGAATTGAACTAAACAACCCTTTCGTGGCGTTATTTCGTATGTTTGAATAATCTTGTGCTGCATGCTTTACTGATTCATACAATTGCTCTAATCTATTTCTGTCGAATGTGACATCAGTTAATTCAATAAATCTATCTTCTATCATTTGTCTTCTTCCGCTTTCATGTTTTTCATTATTTCTGCTAGCATCTCTGAACGATTTCCTATTAATCTACCATCAATTGATTCTGGGTCGTCATCTGGTAAACCTTTATTGATAACATGGTTTACTTTTCGATTATCCATATCAAGTCGTTCTTTGCGCATCTGCAACTCAATCATTTTTATTTTTTTATCCATCTTTGTTTGCTTTGCGGTTATCGCGGCTGATAGCATTTTACTAGCACTATCAAGCAATGCAGCGGCATTTCTATCGTCTACATTCTTTGCCAAATCTACTATATCATCAAACGCAGTAATTGCTCTTTTTGCATATTCATCCATCTCTGCATCTATCGCGTCTAATCCCAACACCATAGGTAGTGCTGCGTCTACTTTCATAGACATATCCATAGTTTCTGTTTGTGTTGATATTTGTTCTGTGAGTTGCTTTATCACTTCTTCCGATGATGGTTCTATTTCATTTTCATCATCATCAAAGTTAAATGATATATCGTCTATAGGCGGTAAATTAAATGTATCGCTTAATTTCTGTGTCATTTCTTTTTCCTTTGCGCTTTTGTTCGCTTCTTTGGCTTATTGAATATCTCATGCTCAGTGATGACGCGAAAACCTAAGCCTTTTGATCTGCACCAATGTCTTGCTGCTTCCCATTTTGCGTGATTAACTACTGCGGCTGCTTTTTGTGATTGACTTTTTGCTTCACCGAGTGTTTGTCCCGCTGGTTTTATTTCTACCATCTCTGCGTGTTGCTTACCGTTTGCATCTTGATATACCATCAATAAATCTGGCACATAATTAGAATTTTTTCCAGTAAGTGGGTTTTTGTATGGGATACGATGTGTTTCTGAGCCCCAACCTAATACGGATGGATGATTGTCACACATTCTGAAAACAACTAGTTCCCAACTTGAACGATATCGTGGTAAGCCCTTACCTAAGTATTTATCTGGATTTTTTGGCGTGTATAAGCCTTGGTGAAATTTTGCCATTTTTACTGACCTTTATTGTAGTCACTGACGATTTTTTCAAATTGCTCTTTTGTATGGTATAATGCTGAAAGCACACCTGTTGGTGGATTATTCGTCATTTTTTCATTGAGATTAGTATCAGGATTATAAACCTGCACTGTGTGAATGTTTCTGATTGCATCATATTCCACAGTTGGTCCTACTGGCACAAACTTTATTCCAAGGTTGCCATACATACCTGCTGCTAGATTATATACTTCTGCTTCATCTGCTGCTAGTGTCTCTTCTGCACTCAATCCAGGAACAACAATTGCTGCGGGGACAGGCGTAGACACTGTGACTATAGTAGGCTCTGGTGTTATCGTTGGTGTCACTTCTACTTCTACACCATTGGTAGTTGTTTTATAACCTTCATATGTGAAATCTATACGATATTGTACTGGTGCTGATTCTGAATAATTCAGTGTATCGCCCTGTATGTTGGTAATTATCGGATTATAAATTTCTATAATGTTTTTATCGCCGTCTGAAGAAGTTCTAATTATCTCTATCTTAGTAATATAATAACGATCATTGGTTAAATTAAAACCCTTAGCACTCTGACCAGAAACTGCAAAATTTTGATTAATAACATCATCAATCATAACATCAGAGTTATCTGACATAGGACTTGAATAATAATGATTGTTATATCCTACTAGAAATTTTTCTATCTCTGCATCACGGGTATCATACGCAGACAATGATATAGGAGTGTAATCAATTCCAGTTTGAATTGTACGCTTCTTGTTATATTGATTTAATGTCTGAGTCTTCATAGAATGACTAGGCATTTGTATTTCGGATATACGTGTCAACTCCAGTGCCTTATTGCTACCAATGTGATAGACAACAACACGGAATTGAAACTTATTTCTAGGAACAAGTAAATTCACGGACCGATCATATTGATCTTGTCCGTAAATTTTTGATGCCGAATTTATAATATTACTCATGAGTTACTAATAAATTAGTTAGCACTTGAACCAGTATTAGCCATTGTACGCAATATCGCATTATCAAAACGAATAGTCATTGATACCTGCACAACATCGGATGTCGCATAGTTCAAATCACCGAATGTAGCACTTGGGATAAATGCGCCTTCAAGTTCCCAATAGTCAATAACACCATCTAGACTAGATGTGCCATGTGTTCCATCAAGTGTTTCGATTTTTACATTGAATTTATAATTTTCACCTGCTTCTGCGCTTACTTGAGAAGTATGATTTACTTGCTTGTTCAGTTGTGAACGAATTGCTTTTATAACATCATTGTTAGTATCATCTCGTAATGCTACTGTAACATCTTGCCACATGTGCTTTCCTGCAAGTCGTATCTTTGAGTTGTATGCATCAATGGTAATATCGTCATGATCAACTCCAGGTCTGGTTGCACTAATTACATTCTGTGTAATTAACGATCCCTTTGAGTCACCTAATCCTGTAAATGTTACACGAAATCTGTATTGTAGTTTTGGCATCAGTGTCTGTGCAGTGGTAGTATCTCCTGCTGGAATACCGAAATTTGTTAAAATAGCCATTTGTTCTCTCCTTAAAATTTAAATAGGCTATCCTAATGATAGACTATTATATATATAAATGTATTTATGCTTTTTGCATTTTTATTTTGCAGCAAATATTTTGCAATAAAAAACCCACACGAAGTGGGTTTTTTTTAAATATTAAATTTAATATTTTTTAACTTAAATCACCTGTATTAACAATACGAACAGGAATATAAATAAATTCTGCCGATTTGGTAGGTTCAATTGCAATATCAACGTAAATTTCATTACGATCTATACGTGCTGGTGTATTGTTAGTAGTATCACATACTACACTGAAGTCATACACACCACGATTTGCCTGAATATTAGCACAAAAACCATCAAACGTTTGCTTAACATTATCACGAATTGAATTATCATTTGGCTCAAACAAATATGGGCGCGAAATAACTGCAAAACGCTCACGTAAATATGCAACTAAACGAGCAACGTTAACACGATCTAATGCGCTTGCGCCTGCTGCCAAAGTCTTCTGACCAAATACAATAATACCTTCTGATGGGAAATTAACAATCGGATTCAATTTATTTTCATACATTGCATCGCGATGTCCCTGTGTCAATGCTACTGCTACAAATTCGTTTTCTGAATTGATATAACCAACATTTGATGCGTTTCTTACAACACCACGAGTCAAACCTGCTGGTGCAAACCACTGGTAACTAACACTATCACTATATGCATATGTGTAAAGTGCACTGTGTGATGCTGGAGCAACTACACTTGCACCTGATACTGGATCAGTCGTCAATACACTAGGATAATATGCTGCTGCATAAGAACTCTTGCTTACTAGTCCATCTTCACCATTTTCTACTGCGCCAGTTCCTTGAACCCAAGATACTGCATCTGCTGGAGCCAATCGTAATGGGGTATCTGCAATAACAAATGCAGTTTCATTGCGATCTGTATTCAATGTTACCATTTCATCCATCAACTCTGGATATCCCGGTGCTGTAATTAAACGGAACTGAATAGTTTCTTCACGAAGTGCTGATCCTGATGCACTTGCTTGCATTGCTGCTGCTACAACTTTACGCTGTGCCTTACGACCAAATGATCCTGCGCCTGTTGCTGCATTACCAGCAAGGTTACGCCATTTCCAAGTAGTTGTCAATGATGCGTCATACTTACGTACTGTATTAGTTGAACGACACATGTTAACTGCTGATGTACCAACTGCATATAATAATGGGTTAGGACCATCTGCTAATACGTTTGCTGCTAATACGTAATCGCCTGCTGCTGAGTCTAAATCAGTGATATCACCAAATACTACACCGTTAGATGTGCTTTGATCTGTGTTATCTTTAACAACCCATGCTGTTCCATTGCTACGATAGATAACTGGATAGTTATCTGCGTCTGTATCAATCCAATAATCACCGTCTGCTCCAACTGTTGGTGCTGCTGAAGTATAAGTTACATTAGTTGCTTTCTGCCATTTCTGTACACCACCGTCGATTGCTACTTCAAAAATAGCCAAATCATTTACTGCGGTATCAAACCAAATAGTATCAGTAAGTGGTGCGCCAGTTGGTGCAGTTGTTTGTACTGATGAAATCATGTCTACGAATGCTAGAGTAGTTGAATTGTAACGATGAATAGATACAAAACCATCATCTATATCAAACCAAAGATCGCCTTCTGTTAATGTACGCGCTGTTGCTGCTGTGCCATCTTGGAAAGTATCACCAACTACACCAGTAGGTGCTGTTGTCTGTGCGTAAATTGCTGTCTGTGCTACGAATGAACCCGCTGTGCTAGTGAACAATGAAATATCATAATCAATACCTGCGCCAGGAGTTGTTGTCTTAATCCAAACATCACCTACTTCTGCGCCAACTGGTGCTGAGTAATGTGGTGCTAATGTTGATGTACCAGTTATCCATAGTTGATCTAATGCAACCCATGCACCACCTTCACCAATCCAATAATGAACGTGTGTTGATGTTACTGTCTCTTCGATAGTAACTAGATAGGTTCCGTCTACAACTACAGTCGTAGGAACGCCAACGTGAGTGGCTACAATTTCAACACTAGGTGTTACTGCTGTCCATCCACTTGCTGTGAATTCAAAGATACCATACGCTGATGATGTTGGGTTTACCCAGTAAGTATTATTTGCTGGTAAGCCAACTGGCTCAACTGTCTGTGGGCGAAGTGCTGTTAAATCTACGTCTGCACGAACAACATATGCTGCTGATGCTTGACCTAAGAATGAATATGCTGCTAATAGACCGTAATCATTAGTTTCATCACCTTGTTGTACTGTTCCACTTACTGAACGGAAATCTACGTTTCCGAAGTATTGAGTTAGTTCACGTTGTGATGTTACTAAGATCGGACTTCCCGATGCTGCTGATTTGGTATATTTTGCAATACCATCTACTTCTGTTCCGGTCGGGTCAACTTTGTCTTGACCTGTCGCGATAAAAATCATTGGTACAGTACCTGCTCCCGCTGGTCCGTATACCGACTCGTCTGTTATTTGTACCTGTGTTCCAGGCGATACAAGATTTGCCATTTTTGGAGTTCTCCTTTATTTTATTTTACATGTAATTACTAGTTTATGAATCTATATCATTGTTAGTATTTAGCGTAAGTTAAAGAAAAGACCTGATTACAGCGTTAACATAGCAGTTTAATAGTGATATTTCTGAATTCTTCTAATGTCGATTTATTATCAATAGCATGGTCAAATTCCCATCCCGCCCAACTAGATTCACTTGTATGAATATCTGGGAATTTCACTTCCATATGATTGCCTTCATCATATATTTGATATTGTTCTTCTTCTGATGTAGTGTTCGTGGTAACGGCGACATCCCACCATTCTGGTACATCATATCGCCACACAGATGCAGTAGTTCCACCCAATCGCTTGATTACGGCTAACTCGTTGAAGAACCGACAATCAGAAATAACAATATTATTATCAATTTGTAGAATCTTGCGTTCTGCTGCTGCTACCCATATATCTGGATTAAAATGTGTTCGCATGACATCTGTGCCGATATACTGTAATGCATATCTAGGTGTAAAATTAGGTATTCCTAATCTATTAGACCACCATGTGTCTACTCGCTCTCTCCAAACCCTACTCTCAGACGTATTACCTTCTAATAGAGTACGATCCCAACTAAAAATATTCGCAACAGCATCTTTCAATACTCCTGCGAAACTAACTCTCTGAAATCCCTCTTCAATTAAAAACCCTGCTGCTGTGTCTTTACCATGACCGATTAATCCACATATACCTATTACTTTCTTTGTCATCATTACCTTCGTTTATTATGTTATCCAATAACGAAACCTAATCCCGAAGAGCCGTCATTGTAAAGTGTAAGTTCTGTTTCTAGTTTATCAATTTCTGCTTCTGCTGAGGCTTGTAGTTCACCAGCGTTCATTGTAGTGCCACCCTGTGGACCCGCAATTTGTGCAAACTTACCACGCGCTTGTGCAAGCATTAATTTAGCATGACATAATGCAAAATCCTTAATCCAAGGTCCTGCATATATATCTTTTAATAATAATTCCAATGGACGATGATTATACACATGGAGAATACATAAATCATCTGCTTTCATCATACGATGCAAAATTAATTTGTTGTCAGATTTGCGCCAAGTGAACATGATCTCTGCGCCAAATAAACGACCCATTGTTTCTCTATTCTGTTGTAGGAAATCGAAACTTGCTAAACCACCACTACGACTCGAACCTAATAAATAAGTATTCAAGTAATTTGCTTGAAATGGTTCAAAATCATTACCCGTTCCAGATGATACACCAGTTGTGCGGCGATATATATCAGTTACTTCATCTATTTCACTAGGTAATGTATATTCTGCAACATCTTTTACCAAATCCAGTGAAACAAAACTTTCTTCTACAGAATTTTCTGAGCGTTGACGATATTTTTCTACTGCCTTCTTGATCGCTAATTCATAGTGTTCTGGATCTAATTCCACATCCACCATTTGACCACCTAAGCGTAGTTCTATTTCTTTGATTAATTCAGATTGTGCTGACATAATTATATTCTCCTATTAGGTATATTTATGCTTTTACTGCACGCAAGTCTGTGTTCAAAAACTACTTGAACACTGCAAGAATAATAATCTCAGAATTGAATCTACCGTTCATCTTAGTATCAGTCGTAGTCAATGCATTAAATGTCTTCAATGCCTTAGGCTTTGTAATCTTCTTGAATTCTGGTAACACATCGCCTGGCTTTCGTAATGTCTTCTGTGTACTAACCTCTTCGTTAAAGTTTAATAACGTAGTTCCCTTAACTTTGAAACCATCTGCATCAATTGCTACATATAATCCTAGTTTTCGGTTCTTACAATTAAATACTACTGCTGCTACTGCTCCAATTAATCCACTTGGTGCTACACTCGCAATACCATACGAAGAATCATTTGATTTAAATTTCAATTTAGATACTAACTGATCTGCCGACTTCTGCTTTACTTTACGAGGAGCCTTTGTTGCTTTCTGTTCAATGATAACAATATCACATGCATCAATTATCTTCTTATGCATCGCAATTATAGCCACTAACTGCTTTGCATTGAAATGCGAATATGCTTCTGCTAATTGTTCACATGCATCTTGCTCTTCTTCGCTTAATTTCTTAAATGCTGCTGGTTTTGGGATTGCAGCAACTTCTAACAATTCTTCATATACATCATTATAAAAACCTTTGATGATACGAGCATGATTTGCCTTTGCTTCTGCTACAATCAAAATTGTATGGGGTTCAAAATTCGCTACCAACTTAATATCACGCGATACTACAAATTCTTCAATTCCATCATCAATCGGTTCGCACATCGCAGTGGCTGCTTTACGCATGATATCTTGAATGCTAGGAACGACACTAATTACTGGTTTCGCTTCTTCGATTGTATCATCTGCTCCAACAATGCGTGAACCAATTGCAATAACATCTGCAATACCACCAGTTACAAACTCACTAACAGGTTTTAGTTCAGATGAAGTGCCTTTAAGATTGCGCCACATGTCTGCATGATTTTGCTGCAAATCAGGCATACCCGTAGTCAACAATTTTGCATAAATTCCAACTTGTACTGGAATATGCGACACTGCCTTTGCTGCTTTGATATCTGCTGAACTGTATTTGTGTTGCTTCATATAGTCATACACATAACCACGCAAATCTGCCGTCTTTACATTCTGATAATACAATCGTGCAAATGCAGTTCGCTCTTTATGAAATTTATCACCAGACCAAGTTTCTGCCGAAGACCAATCTGGATCAGTAAATCCAGTTTTACGATTAATTTTTGCCCTAGGCTTCTTGCGAGGGACTTTTATGCTAATAGCCATGTTGTATTTCCTTTGATTTAAATATACTATACACTACTTATAGTTTTTTGTCAAATATTATAGTGGAATCGCTTCATATAATCGTTTTTGCTTGATATCCCACTTCTCAATGACAGGATTGCCCTCGTCATCTTCGTCAACTACAATGTACGCAATACCTTTCTTGACATTCGCATAGCGATAACCACTATCAAACGCAGACGGACTCGTAACCCATACTAAATGCGGATACTCAGAAACATCGACAAATGGGGTATCATTTAAATTCTTAGAAAATTCAAATATCCCACCTTCTGACTTTTCAAAAAATGAACCAAGAATAGAACTGTCACCAGTGTTGAAATAAACAGACGAATCGGCAAATGCCATAATTATACTCCCATTGTATTGTATGCCTCTTCATCGACGCTTAGAGGAGACATTTAGCGTACTGTAGCGACTATATAAGCCCTACTACAGTGACAAATATAAACCAGTTTCTTTTTCAATTAAATCGTGCATCATATCACAGTAAATGCCATCATGCGATGCAACTACATTGAATTTCATACCCCAAATCTTACCGAATGTGATGTCATATGTGTCGCTCGCATTAAGAGCAATCTTAACGTGGTTGACACGCTTGCTACCACGAACACGAAAAGAAAGATCGTCGCCACCAGTGGCTAAATTCTTTGCACCCATCATATACAATGCTTTGTTACCGATTTGGTTCTTGATAATAGTAGCAACTTGTGACATAATTTTTCTCGCTTTGATTAATTAACTTACTTAACTATTATAGCAACATGTCTTACTATTGTCAAGAGTTTTTCAAATCTTTTTGCATAAATACTCTATATATAAGGAGTAATCTATGCCTCGTTTAAGTCTCTATCGTGCGACAAAAACCAATGACTTTAACTTTCATGACAGAACCATCAGAGAACAGTTTGATATCGGTGGTACTGCCATACATGTTCATAAATATCTTGGACCCAAAGAAACTATCAATAGTGATGACCCCACTGAACCAAATTATGGTTCTGGTCTTGAACTTGATCCCACTTTAGGCATTGAGATCAATCCTGAAGGATTTATTAATGAAACTAAGATACAAGACTTGTTGTTTATGGAAAACCGTGATCGTAAGTATGATCCAGACATTTTTGAATTACGTGGTGTATACAACGTAACAGACAATGACTTTGATTTAACACAATTTGGTCTATTCTTAACTAATGATACAATGTTCATCACATTTCACACAAACGATATGGTAGCAAAGGTCGGAAGAAAACTAATGCCGGGCGATGTACTAGAATTACCCCATTTACGCGATGATCTTTTACTAAATCATGACAGAACTGCTATTAATAAATTTTATGTCGTTCAAGATGCTAACCGTGGTAGTGAAGGATATAGTCAGACATGGTATAGTCATATCTGGCGTGTTAAAGTAACACCGCTAACCGATACACAAGAATACGCAGACATACTAGGAACAGCCGATGATCCAAATAGTTTGAAACAAGATCTAAGTTCATATAAAACAGAGATTAATATTTCTAATGCTATCATACAAAGTGCTGAACTTGACGATCCGCTAGGAATACCATTGGTAGATCATTTATTTGGTCAACCAACAACAGATGATGAATACGATCATGGCGAAGTACTAGACAAAGGTGATCAATTCCCGCAAATGCCAAACGATGGTGATTATTTCGTAAGAGAAGATTTCTCTCCTAATCGTTTATTCGTTTATCGAGGTAGTCGCTGGCAAAGATTGTATGACAATGTCAATGACACCACTTGGACTGATAGAACATTCAACGCAAGCGGCTTCATAGAAAACCTAGCAACAACTGTTGTAGACAATAAAGAAGTGCCCGAAAGACAGGCATTATCAGATGTAATCAAACCAAAGAGTGATTTTTAATTATGGCACAATATTTTTATGATAGACAAGTTCGTCGATATATACAACAGTTCATCAGATTGTTTGGTGGATTTGATGTACAAATGGGAGTCAATGACCAAAAGATGCCCATCTACCAAACTGTACCAGTTCGCTATGGCGACACAAATCGCATGGCTGCGCATATTACTCGCGAAAACAGTGAAAATATAATAAACACTGTTCCATTCATATCTTGTTATGTTACGGCACTTGAAATGGCTCCAGAACGTAGGATGCACCAAGGACATGTAGACAAAGTACAAGTTTATGAAAAAGCAATAGATGATACAACTGGCGAATACACGAACGAGGTCGGAAATCGATATACGGTTGAACGTCATATGCCAGTTCCATATAACTTAACTATGAATTGCGACATCTGGACTTCAAACACAGATCAGAAATTGCAATTGCTTGAGCAAATTATGGTATTATTCAATCCTACATTAAATATCCACACAACGGACAATCCACTTGATTGGTCAAGTCTTGCTTATGTAGAAATGAAAAGTTCGCAATGGTCGAGTCGTAGTGTAGGCGCAAGTGTCGATGATATTATTGATGTTAGTACACTCACGTTTGAAATGCCGATATTTATTAATCCCCCTGCCAAATTAAAACAGCAAAAATTGATTTATACCGTAATCAACCAATTATATAATTTAGATGATGTCAATTTAGATGCATTTGATGCAAAGGAACCATTTGACACATCATCGCTGCAATATATAACTGTTACATTGGATGATATGAAAATTAAATTTGAAAATGACATAGCATACTTGTTTAATGATTCTGGTACTAATCTAGATGAAAATGGCGCTCAACTTGATTGGTCTAAATTCTTGACTCCCTTCGGTGAATTACGAGAAGGTATTAGTCAGATGCGTATAAGAAAATCAAATGCACCTAACGACACAGATAATGATATTATTGGTAGACTTAGTTTTAATACAGGCAATGTAAATGCGTTAAATGTAGATGTAGACACTAGCACTCTGCCCACGAATACATTGACTGCGGTTAATGGTGTTTTAAACCCATTACAGAATTATCCAGGCGATGGTTCGGTAGATGCTGCCGTTATCGGCACTAGATATATTATTACGAATGATATCCCGAATGGTGGCGAATGGGCTGGGTTAAATGCGTATACCAATGACATCATTGAATACAATGGCTCAATATGGACAGTATCATTTGACCATAGTGCGGTGACTACTCAACAATATGTAGAAAATATCTTATCCGATGACCAATTAGAATGGACAGGATCAGAATGGATTAATAGCCATGAAGGGATATATAACGCTGGGTTCTGGCGGCTTTATATATGATAAAATATGATGCACATATGTGCCACCATGAAACGTCAAATCATGTGGGTGAGACTCCGATACATTCTCAAAATTGGCTAGAACACATGCTGCCAATGCAGTACTCTATCACAATGGAACTTACCCTATTATCAATTTATACGTTTGCAAATCATATCGAATGCTTGCTTAATGAATATCCTAATATAAAAGTAGTACACATATATGTTAGCACTAGACTAGATCCTAGATATTCCAATCAACAAACAATTGATGAGTTTTACGAGTATATTGATCACTATAAAGATAAAATATACTTTAAGTATGACAATACCGTTTTATCCCTAGTTAAACACAAAAAAATGCCGAAAAGTGTTTTTAATAATTACTTAACACAATTTGCAAAATTTGCATGGCGGGACAAAGATCGTGATATGTATCTAGAATATAATGGAGAAGAATATAACGCATTATGGAGTCCGTTGAATGAATATCATGAAGGATTTACATGGAATGACTTTAAGTACATAGTAACGACCAATTTAAAACCACAGAATAATTGTATTAAATATTTTAGTAATACATTAATATCAATCGAACATTTGAAACGTGGATAAATTGAACGCGAGTGGCTGTATATTTTTAAGTATCGATACTGGTAGAGTATTACTACAACAGCGTAGTGAGAAATCTAGTCATCCTCGTACTTGGGGTTTCTTCGGAGGCAAGGGAGAGGTAGGTGAGCGTCCATTGGAAACATTACTTCGCGAACTTGAAGAAGAGGTCGGAATGTTACCCGATGTTGAAAAGATATACCCACTGCATAAATTTATATCACCTGACAATAGGTTTGAATATAATACATTCGCAGTTGCAGTATTTGAAGAATTTATTCCACAACTCAATAATGAAAGTGATGGGTTTTGCTGGGTTAAGATAGGTAACTGGCCACGTCCTTTGCATCCAGGAACTAAAGCACAATTATATAATAAAGAGATTGTAAAGAAAATTAGAACCATACACGAAACTAGTTCAATGAATGGTTCTAATTGGTTAGATACGCTTTAATCTGCGCTGATTCGTTTTTTCATACTTGCGATAAATTGCTCACGCAACCATTCAAAATCATTGATTTTGTGTAACAATTCTACGTTATCTTTATGTTCGATACCGTACGCCTTTCCTTCTAATGCACCTTTAACACAATAACGTCCAAAACGTGCGCCATTATCTACTGTACACCAAGTCTCTAAGCGACTACTTGCCTCTTCATTAACTCGTGGGTTTTCACTAACATTAGATGCCAATTTAACACATTCACGAAATGCTGAACGCCAAGTTCTGAACGGATCTTTATTAAACATTGTAGTATTAGATACATCTGATACTGGTTGATAAAATGATACACCTTGTGAGAAATCTGGCAAATCATGACCCATCTCTATTAGTTGTTCACGAGGGAATAACTTAACTGCACCATAACCATACTCCAAATCATTGATAGGATTAAGTGCCGACCATACATACGTAGTATTCTTACGCTTGCTCATAGGTGGTATATAATCAAATTTGAAAGTTGAATGTATATCTGCGTCTGCGTCTACAATATAGACCATTTCAGTGTTACATATAGATGCTGCTTCTTTATGTGCATTCGCAATACCTTCTACATTTTTTACATGTAGTGCATCTGGGAATACTTGCTTCAATTTCTGATAATTCTGGTCTGCTTCTGCTTCATGGAAACTAATCATAACTACTGCAAAATCAGCATCATGATATGAACAAACAATTTTATTGTTCAATACACCATGTGCAATGCCAGAAGTGGGTACTAATTTTATATCACCCCAAGTAGTATCACGACCTGTTCGTCTTACTATTCTAGGGAAAAAGTGAATGAAATCGTGTGCGATGTCACTCGGTTTATAGTGCCAAGGGAAGTCTGGATTAATATTTTTAGAATCATCTACTATCCAAATCATATCACTGATGTTTTCATATTCACGTGCAATTAATAACAAATCTTCGGTGTCATTGGTGCTAGGTGTTACGTGAACTGGATATGATTGGAATACATGTTTTTTTAATCTGTCCCAAGGCGAAATAATTGTCTGACCTTTAAAATCAAACAATGTTGATTGTGTTAAATTAATCATTGCAATTGCCTTTTATTGTAAATGCGGTTGTACCAACATGACTTATTTGCATACTGATATCATTGTCAACCCACACTTCGTAGCCATTATCTGCTGCTTTTTTACAGAAAAACATATCTTCGCCTATTAGGCTAGTATAATCATTATTCCATTCTACTCCGAAATGAGGTTTTTGTATAGTTTCGTATACCGATCTTTTTACTAACATTGCACCCATTCCGACAGCATCTACGGTTTCTATGCCCGTTTGACTGAATACTCTCTTATCTAAATCACCAAATGTCTTAAATGCGACTGGGCGATGTGGTGGTACACGTGTGCTATAATTACACGCCATAATATCTTTATCATGCGACATTAGTGCTTCAATAATAACTGTAGGGAATATCATATCGCTGTCAAGCCATAAAATATGTGTACAATCTGTATCTAATGCAGTGTTAACAAGTTCTTGTCGTTGCATTGCAACTTCGCTTCCTATATTCATATGAATCGTAATTGACTTATTATCTCGCCCGCATTTATTAGTTAACATAGCAAGACTATGTGTAAATGCGGAAGTGACTAAATCACGAACTGGAATACAAATTGCTACTTTTGCGTTAAGATTTTCTTTGTAGTAAAATTTGGGTATACTTACCATAGTTGTTAGATCATACCAGCATCAAGTTCGGCTTCAACAGTCTTGAATTCTTCATTCAAAGTCTTTGCCAATGTTGCTGTTGTCTTTACACATGCAGCAAATGCGGTATCATTTAATGATACCATATAATTCATATGCTCTGGTTGTACTTTACCGATAGTAAGGATATCAATTGCTGCTAATTTAGCAAGACGTTGAATCCAATATTCCTCTTCGGAATCTTCAATGTTTTCAAGTAATGCAGTAACATCGTGCTTTGCAGAAAAATCATCATATACCGCTTGCAATACTGCTTGATCAGGATGACCACTTTGCGTTGCTGCTGATAATTCTACTGTCAATGCCTGTGCTTGGCGTGCTGGGGTAGGGTGTGATCCTAATAGAAATGTTTCCACTTCAAATCTGGTGCGGATGCCTGTACTCATAGTTGTTTTCTCCATGTTGAGTTTACAAAATTTTAGTAAATTTATGTGTGATAAGTAGCATGAGGACTATTAATCCTCATGCTGATGCTAGATGGTTACGGTGACGTACCACCCGCATTAGGGTTCTGCCAACCACCGAAGGTTGCTGACAATGATATATTTGATGTTACACTTGGCGAAATAAATGCACCTAGTTGTGACAATGATACTGTTCCAGATAATCCGAAATAGTTACGTACTGTGCCCATTGTAATGGTTACACCTGTTGCTGGTAATGCCATGAGTTATTCTCCTTTTTTTGCTGATAACTAGTATCTGCTTTATATATTTATCTTTATATAATATAGTTTAACATAGTTTTAATACTATGTCAATAACCATATTATCCTTTCTTTAATATATTTATCTCTTCTTGTAGTGAGTTTATTTGTAATTGTTGCTCTTTAACTGCTTCAATTAATAATCCAACCATGTTGCCATATGCTACTGACTTCAATCCTTCGTCATTTGTATGAACTACTTCTGGGAACACTGATTCAACTTCTTGTGCAATAACACCAGTACTTTGTCTATTGTCCTTCTCAAACATAACACCTCTGAGATTATTAACAGTGTCTACTGCGTTAGTGATTGTTTCCACATTATGCTTAAATCTAATATCGGAATATGCAGTCACATCGCCCGATGCCACAATACTTCCAGTAACCGTTAAACCATTGGCACAATGCCACAAACCAGCGTCAGTACTATATGCCGACCAGGCATTAGCAGAGTTTAAAAACCCAATGTTGTTAGAATTACAGTGTATTGCCCTATTACCGTGATCGGTGTCGACCATGAATATATAAGAAGAAGTACCTGCTCCTACCGTCAAGTTTCCTGAAATACTATCAGCCGTATCACTTCTTAAATACTGTGAACCTTGTAAACCATCAAGTAAGTCAGCATCTAAGCCTGAACCTGAACCATCTACTGTTTTAACTGCTGTCAATATCTGTGCTGCTGATTGGTCTGCTGTAGCACCGTTCTCTACGTTTAATAGAGTTCTTGCTCCTGCTGCTGTGTAACTTCTACCAAAAGTATCAGTTCCGTTTGTTCCAGTGAACAGACCCATTCCACTAGATGTACCACTAGTACTAAACGTACCTGTGCCGTTATAGAAGTTAGCGTATATGTAACCACTGGCACTTCTCTCTACGATGGTACTATTAGATTGATCCTGACTAGGTAACGCACCTCCTAAAGTACCAGCATTGATACCTCCTGTGCCATTTATGTCAACAGTCTTAATAGCAGCAAGTATCTGTGACGCAGATTGATCTGCGGTTGCACCAGTTTCAATGCCGTTTAACTTGCTGTGATCTGCTGAAGTAAAGTTAATCTGCGAAAGACCACCATCACCTACAGAATAAGTCGTATCAGTAAATACTGCTGCCGCTGGTACATTAGTCAATACCTGACTATCATCTACCTTGCCATTTAACGATGTTTGCAATCCCGTGATAAACGAGATAGGGTGACTTGAAGGGTGAACATAATTGTTGGCACTCGTTGCGATGCCATCTAACTTAGTATTATCTGCTGTAGTGAAGTTTACTTGAGTTAAACCACCATTACCTACTGAGTAGGTAGTGTCAGTGAATAAAGCGCCAGATGGTACATTAGTCAATACTTGACTGTCGTCTACTTTGGCATTTAATGCTGTTTGCAATCCCGTGATAAACGAGATAGCGTGACTTGACGGGTGAACATAATTATTGGCACTCGTTGCGATGCCATCTAACTTAGTATTATCTGCTGTAGTGAAGTTCTTTTCAGTTAAACCACCATCACCTACCAAATAAGTCGTATCAGTGTCTGCTGCCAATGCCGAAGACAACGCTGCATCTGCTTTACTAGTTGCATCTAATGCTGCTGCCGAAATTGCATCTGCTTCTGCGGTGTCTGCATATGATTGGTACGCTGTTGTTATTGCTGTTTCACGACCATCTGTATACGAGTTCGCATTAGATTCTGCTGTGTTTGCCTTTGTAGTCGCATCTAAACTTGCAGTTGCAATTGCATCTGCTTCTGCGGTATCTGCATATGATTGGTACGCTGTTGTAATTGCTGTTTCACGACCATCTGTATACGAGTTCGCATTAGATTCTGCTGTGTTTGCTTTAGTGGTCGCATCCAATGCTGCTGTTGCAATTGCAACTGCTTCTGCTGCATCTACATATGCTTTATGTGTTGCATGATTAGCATTTGTTATAGGACCGTTGATATCAACATCATTTGCAATGAAGCAATCTGCTTCCATTTTTCCTAATACAAAACTTGCATCTCCCGTGTTAATATCACCATTTGGTTCTGGATCATATTCACTAAACACTTTCCATGTCAATGCACTTGCATCATAAAATACACCAATGTGAGTGTATCCCGGCGCTGATGTGCCAGTGTTAATGTTACTAAAAATACCACTGTCAATGGCTATCGGAGCAGCGAGTCCACTCCAAACATCGCCAATTGTGTGACCAGTGGTAGCAGAGAACTTAATTGTAATGTTATTGTCCAGTGCTTGATCTGTTCCGTCGATCGCAATACCCGTTGCTACTGTTGTTGCAAAGTTATCCTTTGACCATTCAAATGTATCTGGAGTACTATTGGCATCTATTCGTACGTAATAAGTGACTGAGGTGGTACCTTCAAAGTACCCCCCAAGAACACCATCGTCTAATCCAGCACCAGTGAATATAGTGTTTGCTGCACCAATTGCATCACCTTGATTCAAGTAAATAAAACTATCATCAACACTCAAGTTTGCTGAACCAACACTGACAGTAGATCCGGTAACAAATAAATCTCCACCAACCGTCAAATCGTTTGTTATATTTACATCGGTAGCGAGACCTACTGTAACTGCTGAAGTTTCACTGCCACTTCCCGTTACGACTATTTCATTAACTGTTCCTGCTACGGTAGCAATATAATTACCAGTGGTATCTGTTCCTAATGCAACACTGTTTGCATCAACACTTGCTGATTGTATATTTAATGAATCTATATATGCCTTTGTTGTCTTTCCATCAGTGTATGCGGTTGATGCATTGATTGCATCTGCTTCTGAGATATCTGCATATGATTGATAAGCAGTTGTTATTGCCGTTTCACGACCATCTGTATATGAATTTGATGATGTGATTGCATCTGCTTCTGCTTGATCTGCATATGATTGGTACGCTGTTGTTATTGCTGTTTCACGACCATCTGTATATGAATTTGATGATGTGATTGCATCTGCTTCTGCTGTATCTGTATATGATTGGTACGCTGTTGTTATTGCTGTTTCACGACCATCTGTATATGAATTTGATGATGTGATTGCATCTGCTTCTGCGGTATCTGCATATGATTGGTACGCGGTTGTTATTGCTGTCTCACGACCATCTGTATATGAGTTTGATGCATTGATTGCATCTGCTTCTGCGGTATCTGCATATGATTGGTACGCGGTTGTTATTGCTGTCTCACGACCATCTGTATATGAGTTTGATGCATTGATTGCATCTGCTTCTGCAACATCCGTATAACCTTGTAGTGCTGTAGTTTGTAGTTCATCTGCTGCGATATATGCATCTGTGACAACGGTATCTGCTGCGATATATGCATCTGTGACAACGGTATCTGCTGCGATATATGCATCTGTGACAACCACGTCTGCTGCGACATATGCATCTGTGACAACCACGTCTGCGTCGTCTGCGTACAATTGGTACGCCGTGGTTATTGCTGTTTCACGACCATCTGTATACAAGTTTGATGATGCGATTGCATCAAGTTCTGCTTGATCTGTATACGATTGGTACGCCGTGGTTATTGCTGTTTCACGACCATCTGTATACAAGTTTGATGATGCGATTGCATCAAGTTCTGCTTGATCTGTATAACCTTGTAGTTCTGTAGTTTGTAGTTCATCTGCATCGATATATGCAGTTGTTGTTGCCGCGATGAGATCATCTACATACGTTGCAATATCACCTCTTGGGAATAAAGTGACATCAAGTACTGCTATCATACCCTGCGATTCACCACCACCTGATACTTCGTACAAATGATCTGGTAACGTATACTCTCTATCGGCAGTCAATGTAGTCGCTTTTAATCTCCCCTCAAAATCATCAGGAGGAGATGAACCTTCAAATGTAAGAGAGGTGTTAGCAGGAATATATATTTCTCCACCATCGCCTGGATATAATACAAGATCCTTATCTAGTGCAGATTCAACTCTTGTTCCACCACCTATGTCTATATCTATTACTGTTTGATTACCTACTTTAAAAGCCACTTTATATCTCCCTTATATTTACTACCATGGGACATCTAGTCTGTCCCTATATGAATGTTGTTTACTGTTAGTATTTATCTTTTTTAAATTATATACATAGTTAATATGTTACCTTTATTTAGAGCAAAAAAAAGACCCCCGAAGGAGTCTTTTATAAGTGTTTTATAAGTGTTTTATAATTTACTTACTTTTCAATACATCAATTTCTGCTTTCAATTCCTTGACTGCTTCAATTAATAGTGCTACGATATTTCCGTAAGCCACCGAGTAATGATCATCTTCTGATCCAGGTGTGCTATTTGGTCCACCAGTAACTGCTTCAGGTAATACTTTTAGTACTTCCTGTGCAATAACACCGACATGTCTGTCAGTAGGATTATGTGCGTATACAGTAGGCACTTCTTCCGGTGTTGCCGGAGTAAGGTCTGTTCTATCATACGTATAACCATTTAGTTGACATACTTTGTCCAATGCATCTGGAATTATCTCAAGATTTTCCTTAACACGTTCGTCTGAGTATGCAGTAACGTTACCTGAAGTCCAGATACTATCACCAATTGCAGAACGAGTAGTACCAG